GAGAATATGTCCCCAGAGCACCTCAATTATACCATCACCAAAGCCGAGCATCCCAACACCTTCAACACCGTCAAGACCGTGATTCACGAAGCCCTGCGTAAGAACCTTCGTTCCCAGAGTGATATCGATAAGTTTGCCCGTCGCGGCCGCGCCGCCAAGAACCTGTTGGGTCTCGCAAACCGCGAACTCACTAAGTTAGCCACGAAGACAGCAAAGGAACTGAAAGAATCTGCCTGGGACACCTATCGTCGCCAGGCCTTGACTGAAGCCTCCTTGAATGTCAAGACCCTTTCGGCCGAAGAGATTGCCCAGAAGCATGGGGTCTCTCTGGATACGATCAAGGACCAAATTGCCAAGGGTATCAAGGTCGAGCATGAACATGCCACCTCTGACCAGACAGCCGAAGAGATTGCGCGAGATCATCTGGGTGAACGCCCTGATTACTATACAAAGCTGGCCAAAGCGAACCTGGAAGAGGCCGACCTGAAGGCCCAGTGGAATGATGATTACAGGAAAGATGCCTATGCTCGCCGAAAGAACCTTAGTCGGACGATCAAGCAACAGTTGAACCCCAAGACCCCAGGTCTGGGTAATAAAGCCTGGAAGCGGGCTGACAAGGAAGAGAGACAGAATAGAAAGTCCACGGTCTCCGCGTCCCTCCATGAATTGCATGATGAACCTGATCGTCCAGGGACCGGTATCGGAATCTCTGGTGATGGTACCGAAAAGGGGATGGCGATGACCGAAGATGGGGGACCGACGAGAATGACGATTACCAAAGCGGAGTGGGACGATCATACCAGACATGCCACCGCACAATTTGATCCCGAAGGTCAACGCTGGATTGTCAAGCAAGATGCGAAGGGATCGGCCACACGCATCCCTGTGACTGTCACAGAAGACTATCCATACCGACAGACCATCAGACGCATTCTCAGAGAAGCCTTCCCCATGGCCCCTAAATCAACCGAGAAGCCAGAGAAGCCTGATAATACCCAGGACGATGAGGAACAAGGAGAGGCCCCTAAGGTCAAGAAGGAAAAGGCCATTGATCCTGTCGTGATAGGCAAGTCCAAAGATAAATTCGAAGCTGATCCAATCCTGACCCCAGTCTTATCGGTCGCCAATATGCCCGGCGGATCGGTACGATAACAGGGCGAAAGCATAAATAGCTATGCCTAAGACACAAGCATATTGTACCACTGATGGTGTCACGGTCAACGTCTATATCAACCGTCAGACGGATACAGTACCAGTACCAGTACCAGCAACACAGCAGGATCGAGTCATATGGACACTCGGACCTGTGAGGAACCTCCGAGGGACATTACCTGTTCCGATAGGGACCGCCCAAATCGTCCATCTACAAAGGAGTGCTGACATGGCATTGATTCTGACAGACGTACAAAAAGTGACCTTAGCGGTAGCATTTGTCTCGGCCAAGGGAAATCCAGCGGTCGTAGACGGTCTTCCAGTCTGGGGCACCTCAGACGCCACGGTGTTGTCGGTCGTCCCCGCCGCAGATGGTCTCTCTGCTGATGTGGTCGCCGTCGGGCCCTTGGGTACGGCACAGGTCTCCGTGACGGCCGATGCCGATCTCGGTGAGGGTGTTCGTGCCTTGGTGGGCACCTTGGATGTCACAGTCATCGCCTCTGAAGCAGGCGCCATTGTCATTAATGCCGGAGTACCAACCCTGGCGTAATCGATGGAATGATGGGCGACTATGGGAACGCGAACAATCAGAGAGATGCACCCATCCACGACACACTACGGCACCCTGTTCTGCGATATGGACGGGGTGCTGGTCGATTTTTTACGGGGTGCGGAATCGGTGCTGGGGCATCCATTTGATACCCCCTATTTGGATAAAGTGGAAAAACAAGATCGCCGCAAACTGGTCATGAGTCATGCGGGATTTTGGTCCTCGTTGCCTCCGATGACGGACTATCGTGTACTCTGGAATTTCATTGAACGGTATGATCCGGAAATCCTGACCGCCAAAGCCTCCTGGGATGACGCATGTGGGCCTGGTAAGATTCGATGGTTGGATAAATACCTGAAGGTCCCCCACAACCGTATTCATGTGGTGAAACGCGAAGAGAAACAGTTATATGCCCGGTCCGGTATTCGACAAAATATCTTAATTGACGATCATCCCAAGAATATTGCCGAATTTACAGCGGCCGGGGGTATAGGAATTCATCATGTGAATGCGAAAGTGACTCTTATGAAGCTGAAAGAATTAGGATTTCATTAACGTTCATTAAATAAAGGAGTAGCACTATGAGTCTCTGGGGATCAGCAAATACACAAGCATCCGCACCAAAGTTCGGATTGACTGGATTGGGAGGATCAGCCAACGGCGGAGTCCTCTTGACTGGTAATACCGCCTATCAAAATGTACGCATTAGTGCGTTTGTGCCGAACATTGCGATGGGAGTATTTGGGGTGTCGGCCGCACAACGCGCCAACACCGGTAATACCACACGCGGTGAAGCGTCATCGACTCAGCATGCTGGATGGAACCTCCGCAAGGCAGGTACCGGTCCAGTCGCTACCGCGGTCGTGACCTCCGGTGGAACGGGCTATGCCGCGGGTGGTGGTTATGTCACGATTACTGGCGGCGGTGGACTTGCTGGCGGTCTGGGTAATACCAGTGCCAACTTATTCTTCCAGGCCAATGCTGGCGGCAGTCTGGCCAACGTGTCAATCAACCTGTCAGGTAGCTATGCCTCGACACCAACCTTGAATGTGCCTGGTTCCTCCGGCACCCCTGCTGTGGTGACGATCACCATGGGCGGCCGGGCCAATCGCGTCATGTATGAAACGCTCGTGGCGACTGGATCTCAGGCTGCGAACGTGGTCGGATCTCTTGATCCAAACCTTTTCCCAAGCTAAGGGAACCATGAGTGAATCTTTTGGTGATACGATGCCTATGGCATCGGCCGATCTCGATAGCGTGGAGGCCCGCGATGCGCTCAACGGCGATCTTGCCGAGGCCCTTGCGGGCCCTCTGCTCGGTCCAGAATCCGCCTGGGCCAAGGTCCAATCGGTGTTGACTGAGAATGGATATCATCTGCCCTATGCCTTGATGGATATTCATGATGCCGATGGCGAAGATGTCTATGGATTGACCGAGACCACCTTTCTCTACTTTGCGTTTTTTCAGGAAGAGACCGGCTGGTATGATTGCTATGCCGAAGTGTTGACCGAAGCCGAACTCCACACCTTGATGGCCAACGCCAACGAAGGGGACGAATCTGATGAAAACGTTTAATGACTATCTTACTGAGTCGGGGACCTCGACTCCCCATAAGGATCTGCGAGCAGCAGGCTGGAAGAAGAGTCACCGTATTGTTAGCACCGGGTCAAACCATGATACCACCGTATACACTCACCCCGATCATACAGGTCATGAAATTCATATGCACCCCAAGACTGGTGCCTTTGAACATAAGGTCAATTTTAGTGCTGAACATAAACAAAAAGGCAAATATGCCAAAGGTATGAGCGAATTGGCCAAGCACCTTGACGCGCATTCACGACATACACAGTATGATGCCGATTCAGCATCATCTAGACGAGAGAAGGATTCGTGGCACACGGATTATGGGCACAGTGCCCCAAACCCAAGAGGACCACAAGGATAACGCATTTTTTATTATGTATGGGATGATGTGATTATGGCCTTCGATGATTTGAGCCCTGAAAATATCTTCATGTTCGCCGCCAAAGCGTATGAGCGACCTGGTTGTCTTTGGTCGGAATTTGAAGAGGATCTGAAACATTTCAATTATGTCAAGCGCCTGTTGCGGAGATTTTTGAAAGATGGGGATCTCAGAGAACGCCTGATCTTGAATCATCTGACGATCATCTATAACGTGTTTGGGGTCGAATCCTCGACTCGTATGTTGTTTTATTACTTACGGCCCATTGATCATCCGGTGCTCAAAACCTTTTTGTTGTTTTTGAATTATATGCCAGAGCGGGTCCAGGGGATCAGGGGTCGGACGATTCGTTCCTCTGAAATACAGATTAATCAGGCGGCCGCCGCGATCTTGAGGAAGGTACGATCATGTCAGGGTTAGAACAAGCGTTTGGGGCCTTGAAAGAGGTCTTGCCTGAGTCATTGAAAAAATCCCCTCTCTATAAACTCAGTGAGTATCTGGTCATTGGGGCGATGATTTTTGGTGTCTACTCTGATGCCTCCAGTAGCTTGGCCACCGCCAAAGAAGGTCGAAACCAGCAACTCAAAGGCTATGAGGTCCAGATAGGTTATACCCGCACAAAAGTCGAAGAATTGATTACCCAACAAGCCCTGGACACCCAAGCCATCGTAGAACTGAATGCGGAGAATGAACGCCTCAGAGCATGGATAAAAGCTTCGTCTGAGCGTATTAATCGGCTGGAAGATATTTCTATGCGGAGACCTCGATAATGCGTCTCTTGATTGAATCGCTGACCCCAGTCCTCACAGATTATGTGGCAGACTTTATTGAGTTTATGTGCGGGACCTTGGGGATTGACGACTGCCCTGAGGTGTCCTTTGTGGCACAGACCGGGAATGCCTCCTTTGGTCACTATCAACCTTCCGATGGATCGGTAGTCGTGGCCACCCAGGGTCGACATATTGCCGATACGCTCAGGACATTAGGACATGAACTGGTGCATCATAAGCAGAGGGAATCCGGTGAGTTGGATACGCTCCCACTATTGGAACTGGAACGCGATGCTAATGCAGTCGTTGGGTTGGCGATGCGTGACTATAATCAACTCCATCCTGAGATGTATGGTGTAATCAAGGAAGAGGCCGCGGTCAATGCCGCGGGATCAGGTGGTGTGGCAGGGATCGGCGTTGGACCTAAAGGTGAACCAGGGATTCAACAGAAAGCCCGCACCAAGATGCTGACTCGTTTGCTGCCAAAAAAGTTGTTGAAACAAGTGACGAGCGAAGCCATCGAATCAGGTCCAGGCGAACTCCGGGTCGATGAGGACGGTCCCACAGTCTCTCGCACAAAATTCGCTGGCCAGGAAGTCTTTCAGGTGCCCTCGGAGTATTTTCATAAGGCGCGATTAGGCAAGAAAAAGTACGCGCATTATCATCATTATGTGGGCACCGATACCATCGGACAGTCCATACGAGATTTTGGGAATCGGAATTACGGCAAACCGATTATTGTACAGGATCAATCCTCTGGTCATATGCAATTTTTGAGGTATGGTCGTGGTCGATAATCATCGACATCACATTATACCAAAGCACGAATGGAAAGAACGATTCGGTAATCTCAATGGAGTTAATGAAGCTGATAACATTATCTTTTTGTCAACAACACAACATGCGTTGGCGCATCGGTGGTTGTGGGAATCCTACGGTAAACTCGAAGATAAAATTGCCTGGTTAGCTTTGTTGGGGCAAATAGGAAAAGAGGAAATTATCTCCCAGATAAGCAGACTACAGGGGATGAAAAGTAAAGGGATTCCAAAGTCAGCAGAGACCAGACGAAAAATAAGTCAGGCCTTAAAGGGAATTCCGAAAAGTACCGTACATAAGAAAAGAAGTATGTTAATCCAATCTGATCCATTAGTGAAAGAGAAACAACGGATGGCCAGAACATTATTTTGGAGTAAACAGCCGAAAGTGACATGTCCCATATGTGGAATTTCTAGTAAAACGAATATGAAGCGTTATCATTTTGATAATTGTAAGAAAGGGCGATAACATGAGTATATTAAGCGACATTGGAGCAGCAGCCGAGGGTATCATTGGTGCGATTGCGCCGACCGCTGCCACCCTTCTTGGTGGGCCGCTCGCAGGATTAGCCACACAAAAACTCGTCACGGTCCTGGGCTTAGCCCCCAAAGCGTCCCCGGCAGAAATTGGTGCGGCCCTTCAAGCGGCCACACCTGAACAACTGGTTGAACTCAAGAAGATCGATGCCACCTTGGAAACCGAACTCAAGAAACTCGACATTGATCTCTATACCCTACAAACTGCGGATACCGCAAATGCTCGTCAGCGGGAAATCGCCGTCAGAGATTACACCCCTCGCATTCTTGCGGGTTGTGTGATGGGTCTGTATATCGGAGTGCAGTTCTGGGTCTTGGCCTATACCTTAGAGGCCTCACAGATGAATATCGTCATGCGTTCCTTGGGCACCCTGGATGCCGCGGTGGGATTGGTCCTGGGGTATTACTTTGGATCAAGTCTGGGATCATCGAATAAGGATAAGCAAATTTCTAATCTGGCAGATAAGCTCAACTAAGACAAGAACGTGAATGGAGTTTCATGATGGAACCAACAGGGAAAACCGGAGCACATGCCATCCAAGTAGGGAATGAGATGAACGATCTGAAGATTGCCGTGGGCATGTTGGAGAAGGACATGGTCTCGCATACCAAAGTCACTGATAAGTTGACCGAGACCTTAGTGAAAATCCAAGAGATGAATGCCGGCTTGTGTTCCATGATTAAGCTGCATGAGCAGAGACATGCCCAGTTCGAAAAGATGTTTGAGGCATTTGATACGGAATTGAAGGATATCGATCATCGCATTGATAAAGTCCTGATGGACCCCGAAAATCCTTGGTACATGGCCAAGAACCCCAATGCCGCACATCTTGATACGACCGAAGATCGTCTCAGAAAACTAGAACATTGGATGTGGATGATCGCGGGTGGTGCCATGGTCACTGGGGCCTTAATCACCCTGGTCGTGAATATCTTCTTAAAATAAGCTTGACACGCCCTCATAGTGTTGTAAAAATTCTCGACACCATTTCAATTTATCTGTTACACGTTGCCCAGGTGGCTGAGCGGTGGTCCATAACTCCAAATTCTCCTGCCTATTATCATTCCGAATGCCATTCTTATGATGGACATTCTCATTTTTTCTCAAGGCCCTACCTAATTGTTTCGCCATCATGGCGCGATGTTCAAATATGACCTTATACGGACCCCCCCTGGTATATCCATAGGCGAGTATAGCACCGTCCATTTACCAAATACATTTCCTGGAGAAATGTCTTGACTTTTACGTGAAATTGAGTTATAATGATGATCTGTCATGGAGTACCCCTATGTCGGATTGGATTGAAAAGAAATATATCAATATGTTTTCCCACCACCTACCACAGTTTCATTGGAAGGGGGATAATGCTGCTATTTTTCGGTGCATCTATTGCGGTGACTCTCAGAAAAATAAAACCAAATGTCGTGGATATATTTATACAAAAGGTCAGCGGTGGATTTATTATTGTCATAATTGCACAATCTCTACAACAATAGCGAAGGTGCTGAAGCAGTTCGATCCCACCCTCTACCGCGAATACTGCCTGGAAAAGTTTCGTCCTGGGTATTCCGATGCCCCGATCACACGGGCCCTGGTCGTACCGAAAGTTGGTAATACCGCGGAACGGTTTGTGACGGCCACACGGTGTGATCGCTTGCCTGAGACTCATGACTGTGTGAAGTATCTTCAGCGTCGATGCCTACCCAACACCACCTGGTCTCGCCTCTACTATACCGAGCATTATAAACAATTCCTGGATGAAGTCTTTCCTGATCATGGTAAAGCGGTCCAGGACGATGCCCGTCTGATTATCCCCTATCGGGATATCCAAGGCGCGCTGCAAGCGGTCTCAGGACGGTCCCTGTCGGCATCCAGTTCCACCCTACGGTATATCACCGTGCGCGATAAGTCCCTTCAGGATACCACAAAGCTGGTCTTTGGCATCGAACAGATCAATCAATCTCAGTGTGTCTATCTGACCGAGGGACCGCTCGATTCCCTCTTTATAACGAACGCAGTTGCGTCAGGAGACGCCAATTTGATCGGTGCAGCTCAACGCTTGAGTGCGAGCCAAATTGTGTTGATTTATGACAATGAACCGCGGAATGTGGATATCGTCGGACAAATGGGGCGTGCCTTGAAAGCGGGTCATCAGGTCGTGATCTGGCCGAGTACCATAAAGGGCAAAGATATCAATGAGATGATCCAGCACGGCGCGACACAATCGGAAATTAAATCTGTTATAGATAGTACAGTGACCTCAGGCATCGTCGGATTGACGAAATTAGTGTTTTGGAAAAAATGTATGATGAACAAGGGAGTCTTGGCATGAGTGAAGTGAAGGTCTTAGATCATGGGCATGTGCGTTTGGTGGATCACATGGGTTCGGATTTGTCGATTGTCCGTTCGGCCCGGGTGAGTTATGATGCCGTGTGGCGCACCGGTGAGGATGCAGGGAAGGATGCGAAACTGATTCAATACCTCATCAAGAATCGTCATACCACACCACTGGAATCCGTGACCTTTACTTTTGATGTGAAAGCCCCGATCTTTGTGTTCCGTCAATGGCATCGTCATCGGACCTGGGCCTATAATGAAATGTCTGCGCGATACACTGAACTCCCCGAAGAATTTTATGTACCAGACGCCGCGCAGATCACCACACAGTCTGCCTCCAATAAACAAATGCGAACGGATGAACTGCATCCCAAGGCAGAAGAGATGCGTGAATGGATGAGGGTCACCAACCAAGTCTCATTCAAGATGTATCATGATCTGTTGGCTGAAGGTTGCCCACGCGAACTGGCTCGCGCGGTGTTGCCTGTGGCTACCTATTCGCAAATGTTCGGTACGGTCAACCTTCATAATCTGTTTCATTTTCTTGGGCTCAGGACGCATTCTCATGCCCAGTACGAAATACGTGTTTATGCTCTGGCAATGCTTGAATTGATTCGTCCGGTGTGCCCTGTTGCCGTGACGGCCTGGGAAGAATTGAATCTTTCAAAGAAATGACCTACAAGCATCATGTGATAACTGTAAAACTAAACAGGAGAAGTATGGATCAATATAACTTACCGACATTCACACCAACAGGATTCTCGGAGAAGATTTTTCGAGATAGGTATTCATTCACCGACACAGAGACCTGGCAAGAGGCTTGTATACGGGTCGCCTCACAGATGGCTTTGGCTGAGACACCAGCAAAACAGGCCTGTTACCGTAATAAATTTTATGATATCCTGTCTTCTAATCTTTTTGTACCTGGTGGGAGAATCTGGTATAACTCAGGTCGTCCTAACCCTCAACTCCTCAATTGTTTCGTGCTGAATCCCAACAAGGACTCCAAGGAAGGGTGGGGTGAGTCAGCATATAATCTTATCGTGACCAGCATGACTGGTGGGGGTTGTGGTGATGATTTCTCGGATGTGAGGCCGCGTGGCGCAACTATTGCTGGCCAGCGGGGTGCCGCACCGGGAGCGGTAGAATTGATGCGTTTATTGGACGGTTGTGCGGGGCCCATACGAGCGGGAGGTCAACGCCGAGTAGCACTCATGTTCTCCCTGGATCTTAGCCATCCCGACATAGAAGAATTTCTCTCTGCTAAATTGGTCAAAGGTGAACTCACCCATGCCAATGTGTCTGTGCGATCCCGCCATACCAAAGCCTTTATCAAAGCCGTGAAAGATGATGGGGAAATCGAACTACATTGGAAGGGGCAGTATAAGCGACAGATCAAGGCGCGATCACTTTGGGATGTTATAGTAAAAAATGCCTACAACTCAGCCGAACCTGGGTTCTTGAATTGGGAACTGATTGAGCATGAATCCAACATCTATTATATTGAAGAACTGGTCACGACCAATCCCTGTGGTGAGATTGCATTAGAAGCCTTCGGGAATTGTTGCCTGGGTCACATCGTCCTTTCACGATTTGTTGAGGAAGGTGAAATAAATTATGCAAAATTGGGAGATACGATTCGTTTGGGAGTGCGATTTTTGGACAATGCCCTCTCAGTGAACCATTTTCCTCTCATAAAAATGCAAGATAATGCGAAAAACCTTCGCCGCATTGGTCTGGGTACCACAGCATTAGCCGATACCTTAGCCTTGTTGGGGTATCGCTATGGTTCAGAAGAAGGTAATAAGTTTGTGGATAAACTCTATCGGTTTATCTCCAAGGCCGCCTATGAAGCTAGTGTCTTATTGGCTGTTGAGAAAGGTGCCTTCCCGCTGTGCAATCCTCTCAAGCATGTGGAATCAGGATTCATGAAACGGATGCCTTCCAAAACAAAATCATTGGTCTTGGAACATGGTATTCGCAATTGTGCAATCTTGACCCAAGCACCCACAGGGACCGTCAGCATCCTCAGCGAGAATTGCTCCTCTGGTATCGAACCGATGTTTGCGCCGGCCTATGAACGCCGCTATTGGGAAGGGGATGCCCGTAAGACAGAATTGGTCTTTCATCCGTTGTTTGAAAAGTTTATGCTCGAACAGAAAGGCGTGGAGCATTTTGTGGGGACGCATGACCTCACGGTGCGCGATCATCTGGAGGTCCAGCGGATCATTCAAAAGCATGTGGACAATGCGGTATCGAAAACGATCAATCTACCCCATGATTATCCGATGGAAGATATGGAAAAACTCTGGCTGGAATATCTCCCCCATCTCAAGGGTACGACCTTCTATCGTGAAAAGACGCGAGGCTATATCAATGCCGCGGGTGATGTGGAATTGCCACCATTGTCAGCGATCCCACTCAAGGATGCGAAGAAACGATTCAAGGACACGCATACCACAGGGACCGAAGCGGTCATGGAATGCCCGAGCGGAGTGTGTCAAATTTAGGAGGCGACGATGCAAAACTGCGGTACCTGTGTTTGGTCCAGTGTGTCAGAGATGTCCCAGGGTGAAGTCACCGAAGTTCGATGCGATCATCCGACCGTGACCAAGGCCCGCATGTCCTGCGAGTGCCCTGATTGGATCATTGATAAGAATGCGTTTCGACCCTATGTCAACGCAAACTGTGACACCTGGCGGGCCAAGCGGAATGACGCACCGGTGACGGTATGACTGATTGGAGATGGCAGCTAGGGTGTGGCCTTGCGAGAGTGGGTGGCTGGATTGTCGATCTTGGTGCCTGGATTGCGTGGAGGGGACGATGCAACTGATCTATAAAGGCGGATATAAGTATCAGGTGTGTTATGAGTATGAGTGTACGGTGCCTGATTACTTTCCGCGAGTCCCCAAGGAAATTATGACCGATTATCTGCGGTTCTGTCCTGATCGTATTCTGGTCGTCAGGAAAGGCTATGCCTGGGACGGTCCATCAGGTCCGACCTGGGACACACCAAGTTTTATGCGTGGATCGTTGGTGCATGATGCGCTCTATCAGTTATGCCGATTGGGTCTGGTCGAGAAGAATATCTATCGTCCTCTGGCAGACCGTCTCCTCAAAGACCTGTGTATTGAAGATGGTATGTGGCCTATTCGTGCGAAGTATACCTATTATGCCGTGCGATGGTTTGCCAAGTCTGCGGCCACGCGCGGTAAGGAAACGACGATCATCACGACACCCTAAAGGAGCCCTATGAAAATTGTTCCGATTCTCTTATTTGTGTGTACGCTGTTGTTTGTGGGTTGTGGCCTCCTTCCACCTAAGTTTGATGCCACAGAATACACGGAAATCGTGGGCCTGGTGACCCTGGCAGAAATTCCCAATTGCGAAGTCGCCCATGTTGAACGGCTGTATACACAAAGCCGATTTACACGAAACTATGCCCGACATCTTCCCGATAACGAGAACACCTTCCAGTCCTTGCGGGAGATCAACGAATCCGTCGAGGCCCTGATGGTCCGAGTGAAAGCTGATCCCAATGTCAGTCCTACATATTGTCGTATGAAATATTCGAACATTGAACTGATGACCCACACCCTCCTTGATGTGGTGGGAAGGAAACCGAGGCCCTAATGATTGAACAACTAAAGACCTTATTTTTTCATCCCAATAAAGACATTGCAGATTGTGCGCTGCGCCTGGCACAGGTCCATGATGCCCTGAAGAACGGAGAACTCACCCCCTCAGAATATCAAGAACTCATCCAGGATCTTGAGCGGCTGGTGCGCGTGATCAATTATACCAATGCGCTTGAAACCAAATTGATTCTGCAACAGAGCCTCGATATCATTGTCCTGTTGGCATCCAATGCCGGAAAAATTCTATAATGTCTTCTCCGCAGATTCATTGCTCAGAATGTGAAGCAACATTTGTAGTGATCTTCGATGAGGTGAGTACCGAAGGTGAGTTGATTTATTGTCCGTTTTGTGGTGAAAAATTGAATCTCAAAGACGAAACCCCTAGGCCTGATTGGGCCTGGCAACACGATGACGATGATGAAGGATAACCGATGAGTGACTGGACCTATCAAGGAGGCCTGTTTCCCGATACCACCACCGATCTCACGAAGCTGTGGGGCTTCGTGTATCTGATCGAGGATACGACCACGGGCATGAAATATTGTGGGAAAAAATTCTTTACCAAAGCCGGCACCAAGCAGATCAAAGGGAAAAAGAAGAAGATCCGCAAGACCTCCGATTGGGTCGGATACTGGGGATCAAACGAAGTCCTGAAGGCGGAAATTGCACAGAACGGTACCGATCGGTATACCAGAACCATTCTCCATCTCTGCCATTCAAGGGCCGAATGTTCCTATTTCGAGGCATTCGAGATATTTACCAGACATGCGCTCCTCTCAGATCGGTATTTTAATGAATGGGTATCATGCCGTATTCGAAAAGCCCATCTCAAAAAAATTCACTTGACAACCAGCACCCAATAGTGTATAATAACGCCTATGTCACTGGATAAAGCGATTGCCTCAGGCAAGGAACAACGGAAGCCGTATCGGAAGTCCAAGGCATTCGATCCCCATTGCCGGAACCATAATCAATGTTCCTATTGCCGCGACAATCGAACGGTCCAAACACAAAAGGCCTTGGGAACGGCGCAAGACGCATTGACTGATTTTTTCAACAGTCGTGATAAGGATGGTGATGAATGAAACCAGGAGATCGAGTAAAATTCATTTCTGGGTATCATGTGGGCGTCACAGGGAAGCTTGAGTCCTTGGATTTCAAACAAGAATCCGCCCGGATTCGGCTTGAGGAATCCCCGAATATTGTGATTACGGCGAATGCCAATACGATCAAGAAGATATAATTCCCTTACATTAACCAAAGGATCATCATGTCGAATTATAGCAGCGATGCAGAACAGAAGAAGGATTACAAGGGGAACAAGACCATAGGCACCAGAGGCGCCCTGAGAACATGGCTCACCTCCATGAAGGGTATGACCTATACCAAGTATTCCACGTTACCCATTCCCCAGAAGGCCGAGATCATGGAGGAATACACCAAGAAACAACAAACCTCGCGCTCCACGGTGATCGTGACCGCCAAGAAAGTAGAGAATTCTCATGTCCTTTAATCCACATGATAACTCAAAAGACCTTCGCTATTTGATCGTGGTGCTGGGCATCCTGGCGATGGTGTTTATTCTGGGCATCACCGTCAACAATGTGACCAGCAACAAACTCAATGCCTCCTTGATTCGTCATGCCATCGATCAGAAGGCCGATCTTGCGGCGGTTCGCTGTTTAATGGATAGTCAGTATGTGCGAGCAGGTTGTGATACGGTCTCCTTGGTCAAGGAATTACGGACCGAGAGGACCCCGGCCACTCCTTCGGTGATCGAGCCCGTGATACAACCATGAACTGGTCGGCATTCACCCAACATGTGAGAAACCATACTGATGCCCGGCGCGGGTACCCATTGAGGGACCCGTTGAGGGACCATAATGATGCCCGGCGCGGCCTCCCCCAGAACTGGATGGCTGCGCTCCCAGATGAAGAGTCATTTATCGTGCAGGACTCACGGATAACGGCCTCCCATTCCTTAAACCGCCACTCAAGAGAAATCCATGCTAGATGACACTGAGTTGTACCGGCTCAACCAGAGCGAGGAATACATGTATGAGGTGATCTTAAAATCCCTGGCCCATCAATTATCGAGGGAATTAGCGAGCGGCCGCCCACTGACAACACGAAATACCCCCTACCAAAGAACTACTTGACTTATTCTGCCCAATATGGGAGAATACAGCATGAAGATTTCACAAAAAAACATCTCCCTTGGTGCTATCGTCCGACATGCGGATAAGTATGGCATGAAACGAGTTTCTGGCTTGGTCGTGGAAGATGCTGGCATGAAATACGGTCGGCACTATGTCTGGGTTGCCTGGATGGACCCAAAGACCAAAGAAGTTCGAAAAACAGCATTTTGGGATGCCCGGCTTATTCCTGCGAGCGAGTCTACCCATAGCTTTCTGAAAAGAACAGCAAAATCAATGACTTGTGATACATTATAATTGTCTAATCTGGCAGATTTCTCTTGCATTCTCTCTGCCACTATGTTACACTTATACCATGATGATTGAACGAAACATAATGGAGAAGACGATGAAAGAACGAAGCATTCTGAAAAATATCCCGATGAGTGAATTTGACATGACCATGCGGTTCATGAAGGGCTATACCACAAAGAAAATCCGGGTCATGTATCGTGGCCCCCGTAACACCGCGATTGGCGATACTCGTTCGAAGTATTCCAAGCGATCAGGCTGCCTGAAGCGATTTGCGACCACGTTTGCCGTGTATGAGGATACCCGCAAGAGGTACGCATAATGTTTGGCGCCAATGATGAACATGAGGAAATGATGAGCCGCGAGGAACTCAAGGCCTTGAATCGCCTCATGTATCAGAAGATGTTGAAAGTGTTGGCCATTGGCCTCTTAGTGCTAGGCTACTACCTGTATTTCAAAGGATAAGATCATGCCTTACTTCAACGGTAATCGCCGAGGACCACGAGATCGAAGACGAGAAAAACAAGAATCCAGATGCCAACGATTAGTATGGTTTTGAGTCAGGGTAGCCTCGGGCGGAATTGCGACTGGTTCCAGGGTGTGCGACCAAAATAATAGACTCGCTCGCTCCAACCCGAGGCACGACCCTTGCCTCTAACAGAAAGATCCCATGAACCGATCAGACGCAAATATGAAAGAAATGCAGCAAACCGCCTGGACTATTGCCGTGATTGTCGCCGTGCTTATCCTCTTTGCGTACTGTATCTAACTGCACAATTTTGCACAGTGTTATGCCGTTCACCTCAGACTATGCTCTACAACCGCTCAGGAAGGCCCAGGATCAACGATATTCGGCGATTCGACTCCTACTATGGGGAATCACGCTGTTCAATCCATGAACAGACCCCCTACCAAAGAACTAGACGATTTCTCTTGCATTTATGGTATCACTATGTTACTATAACACTATAGAGATTGACGAATAACAGATTAACACGGAGAAGAACGAAGTGAAGACCAAACGACATAGACGGACAAAAGCTCAGATGATCGCCTTCCGCAAGGGGCTGAACGTGCCGCAGATCGTGCGCCCAGTGGAAACCGAAGCTGAAGTCCTGATAAAGTTGACCGACCGTTTTGCAGCCATGAATCTGATGGCCCAAGCGACCGCAACCGGAAAGAATCGGAGTCTGATTATCTCAGGACCTGCGGGTCTTGGTAAGTCCCACGGCGTCATGCAAGTGACCGAGGGGCTAGAGAAAAAGGGCTATCAGACCAAGATGGTCCGCGGCTTTGTGCGCCCGACCGGTCTGTATAAGACCTTGTTTGATTTCCGCCACAAAAACTGCGTGATCGTGTTTGACGATGCGGATTCGGTGTTTGGCGATGATGTGTCGCTGAATATCCTCAAGACCGCCTGCGACATGACCAAGACGCGGACCCTGTCATGGCTCACCGAGTCCAAGATGGAAGACGAGGAAGGCGAACGCCTCCCCAGGTCCTTTGAGTTTGAAGGTTCGATCATTTTCATTACGAATTATGACTTCGATGCCATGATTCAGCAGGGCACCAAGTTGGCGCCCCATTTTGAAGCGATGATTTCCAGAAGCCACTATCTGGATCTGGCAATGCACACCAAGCTCGATTATATTGTGAGGATCAAGCAGGTCCTGGCACAAGGGATGCTGAAGGATACCGGATATACCGCAACCCAGGAATCTGAGATCCTGGCGTTTATTGTGAAGCACCAGGAGAAATTGCGTGAATTGTCTCTCCGTATGGTCCTCAAGCTTGCGGGTCTCCTCAAGATGAACCCCAACGGATGGCAGAAGCTGGCCGTTGTCACCTGTATGAGGTAAGATGATGAAAACCATAGAAGTCGGAGACTGGGTCAAGTATACCTGGGGCCCAGGGAGTTTCACCATCGCCGTGGTCATGGGGATCGTCGGTACGTCACCCCAGGCCATCGAGGTCGATCCATCGAACAAGGATCTGCGCCTGTATCAATTATCCAACGGGGCCTGCCTGAGAGCAGAGGCCTTTGTCGAAGTGAGGAAGAAATCATGAACAATTTCTTCAGGTACCAAGTAAAATCAACGAGTTACATACGAAAATAATGCTTGACTCTGAGATACCCGTATGTTATACTCTTACTATGATGAATGTGACTTTTAACAAGGGGGATGCGATGAACGAGACAGTACAAGAATTTTTGAATCGAGGCGGAAAAGTGACGATGTGCAAAGATGCGAAAGCGTACGGCGCCCAGAAGAAACAGACCACGAAGATCCCGGCTCGCATGGGCCGCAAGGTGGTGCGGTAATCATGAAACCACAGAAGATGTTGAAGACCAAGCGAGCATTGTTACAGGAGATAGGTGGTGCAGAGGTGTCGGTCCATAATAACCTGAGTTCATTGTTCCTTACCATGGAGTCCCTAACACCTGGTGCAGAGAACAAAGAGTTTTTAGCGAAGTGGCGGCACTGCCTTCAGGCTAATATCAGTGCCATGTTCGATCAAATTCAGACGGCTGGGTATTATGCGTTGGCTGCGGATTCCAAGACAGGAAAGTTGAAGTAATCATGACCCACCTGGCAGAAATCAAGACCCTACGAGACCGAGCCCGAGCCTTGGGCCATGTCGTGACCTTGTTCTACAATGAGGCAGGGGTGATGGATCAAGTCTATATTGTCTTGAAGACCATGAATTATGGCACCAGGGTCCACAGAGGATCGACCCTATATGATCCCTTGGGGGCTGCGGAATTGCTGAGAAAGGTGACCGCATGACCAAGTTAGAACGGAGACAGATCGACGAGACCAACAGGCGCCTCATAGCCCAGTCTTGGCCTGAGTTGGACGACGAAGAAGACACAGAACCTAATGAGCCGACGGCCCAGGAATTGGTGCACTTGGCGGATGAATGGAGATTAGCATGAAGAAGAGAGTGACGATCAAAGAACCGAAGTATTTTGCCACAGGGATGCAATTTGGTATCACCACGAAGGGCTGTCTTGAACCTGAACCTGAGGCGGAACAGGTCTACCTCCTGGCCCAGATCAAGGCCGGCCAGGTCCTCTTGATCCATGTGGCCTCTGGTAATCGGTACATCGACGAGCCCTTGAAGGTCGAGAGTGTGTCGCAGATTTCCAAGTCAGCGTTTCATAAGCATTTTAGGTATTCTGTATATTCTACACCATGGAGGTATCTCGGATCATGACACCATCAATGACTCGGCTTGTTCGTTGTGCGGAGGCCCGTGTGCTTCGCGCAGAATCTCGGAACCTTGCACCTCAGGAAAAAGCCCGCCGGCAGGCCTGGAGAGAGGTCCAATACCAGACACCGAATCCCGCGCGGCCGCATCATGGGACCTATCTGGAACATCATCCGGTGGCACCGACTGAGTTGACCATTGACACCGGCGTACCGATGAGTGCCCCGACAGCGACCTTGTTAGGTGCAGCCGCAATCCTGGGGAGCGAGTAACATGGACACGATCAAGACGATCAAGACGAAAAACCATTATGTCCCGTATCCAGCCCTGGGTATCTCAGGTGTTGGTCTGGGGGTGTTCTGGGCGGTCTGGGGTGTCTATGGATTTTGGTGGGGACTCCTCTATGGATGCTTCTGGCCTGTGTGGTTCGGGTATCGCCTGGCTATGTATCTCCTGACCAGTGCCCTGGGTCCGATCTTTGGAGCCTAAGATGAAATCGCTTGGATCTGGACAGGCCGCCAAAGACTCATTACAACACCGTCTGGATATCCAGATCCAGCGCCTCAAAGCCCTGGAACAGAATGCCGTGGTTGAACGCAAGCTGTATACGGCTGAGGTGCTCAAGGATTCTTGGAAACTCATGAAGGTCATCCGTTCTGGTATGGACATTGAATAAATAGGTGGGTATGTTAAACGAATACGAATATATTCTGGTCGTGACCGGACAGAACAACAAAGTCGTGGCCAATATGGAGACCCATAAGGCCCTCAGGTTTTCCACCAAAGAGAAGGCCGAGGCCTTCTTGTGGAATATGGATGCCACCCTGGTGATGAATTTATCAGTTCTGGAAATTTTACGGGGGCATGATCTGATGCTGCTACCCTCAACTAAGCAGGGATTTGGGGTAGCCAATACGGACGGTGACTATCCGTGGCATGAGAAGGGCGACGACGACGAAACGGATGATTTTGTTGGGTTTTAGAGCAAACCACGAACTTCCCTAAATAGAACTGAAAATAGTGCTTGACAAGCGATCCTGATTGTGTTATACTCTCTTTAACGGTGTGAGAACGATTATGCAGAGCCATTGTACTTATAGCAAACTGAATACCCAATCACCTGAAGGCATGAATGCCTGGCAGGCGTCCTTTGGGATTCCAATGTTCGGTACCGATATGTAAGACCTATCGACTTCTCCCAGTCATAGGTTACCAAAAGAGCGAGGGAGAAATCCCCGCTCTTTTTTGTTTTTGGGGAAGAATTTTTGAATCATGAGAGTGCCCTCCACGGGATATAGTGAACGATCTGGTGAGCGCGACCGTAGAGTGGGGAGGTCATATGCCCTAGGGTATCGGCGACCAACAACCAGAAGACACTCTCAGAATGTGGGAAGAATTTGGGGTGCGAGACTGCTGGCGGTGGTCACCTGCATGGCATGTAGGATATAGCTGGGTTGGAACCCCAGGCACTCCACCAAATAGTATACGCATTTCGTACAACAGCAGTACCTCCGCCCGATTAGCGGATGATCACAGTGCAATTCTGTGAATGCGTACCAATACCTCCTGTTCTGGCCAAGACAGGGTCCTAGACGCATGAAGGGAAGTGCAACTACTGACATGCGGAAGGGCAATCATAAGGTGCTGCTTCGACGGTAACAAGCCGTATCGGATTATGAACGATTGACTTGTGGTGGTTGGCAGCATTGGCCCATTCATTCTTGAGGAATTGCAAGAAGTCTGAACGAATGATCGGAAAGAAACGCGGTCCATACCACAAGAGACATATACCTGTGGTGTAACAGCAACATATTCGTCTCCAAAACGAATGATCGGGGTGCAATTCCTCGTAGGTATGCCATGTGCCTTCAAGAAGGAAGTTATTATGAGCGCCTTTACATTAGTGCTGAATCACAGTTACGAGCCCTTGCAGATTGTGTCGTGGCAACGAGCCGTGACCCTCTGGTGCCAGGGGAAGGCGGAAGTCATTGAGGAACACGATGAAGAGATCCATTCGATTTCGTTTTCCATGAAGATCCCTTCGGTCTTGCGAATGTTGACCATGGTCAGACTCAAGCGCAAGATCCCAGTCAAGTTTACCAGGGCGAACATTTTTGCCCGTGACGGTTGCAAGTGCGGATACTGTGGTGTGAAGTTCCCCACGGAAGAACTGACTTTCGACCATGTGAACCCAGTGGCCTTGGGTGGCAAGAAGTCCTGGGAAAACATTATCACGGCTTGCGTACCGTGCAATTCTCGTAAGGCGGGGCGCACACCAGGGCAAGCAGGAATGCGTTTGCTCAAGACACCGAAGCAACCCGTATGGAGCCAGGTGTTGACCGTGACCGTGGGTATCCGTAAGACCCCGGAGAACTGGGTTTCATACCTTTATTGGCATACTTCTCTTGAATAGGTGGATCGTATGCCGTGGCATCATGTAATACCCCGACATGAGTGGAAGAGTCGGTTTGGAAATGTCAGAGGTTTGAACGCTCAAGAGAATTTGGTGAACCTGACAACAGAACAACATGCTCAGGTTCACCGGTTACTCGTAGAATTGAATGGGAGTCAGTACGACAACATTGCGGCATTGAGTATTTCAAAGCAGATAGGAAAAGAGGAAGCACATAGATTGGCAGCATCGTTTGCTAATACAGGAAAGAAGAGAGCCCTGGGAGTCAAGCGTACCGCAGAACAGAATGCCGCCAGAGTTGAATTCATGAAAGGAAACCAAGCACGGCTTGGCATGAAAAATTCTCAAAAACAAAAGGATGCTGCTGGTGCTATTTGGAGAGGAAAAAAGATACCTGAGTCACAGGTTAGGAAAATGATTTTAAGTAAAACTGGGGTCACCTACTCAAAGGTCACCTGTCCTCGCTGCCAAAAGGTCGGAGGTAGAAATGCAATGAAGCGTTATCATTTTGAGAGATGCCGGAATGGTGTAATGGAAACATAACGCACTTGTAATGCGTGGATTCGGGTTCGATTCCCGGTTTCGGCTCCATTTCCTCAGAGAGACACTGAGGATCGATTGTGACTGTAGCTCAATAGTAGAGCGCCTGTTTGTGGCACAGGATACGCGGGGGCAGTACCCGTCCGTCACCCATGTAGTCTAAGGGTTGTGAGTTGCTCCGTGGCCGCTAAATGGCCAGATTGATTCACGATATAACCCTTAGACGATAAACATACGGGCCGCAGGTGTTACATGAGCACACTCCGCTTGCACCGGAGAAGACAGGGTGAGACTCCCTGGCGGTCCACCATAAGTTTGTAGAGCGTATCTAGGTGTAGCCTAATGGCCAGGCACTCGGTTTGGGGCCGAGATCATGCAGGTTCGAATCCTGTCACCTAGACCATTTGTAGAGCATGAGGAAACGCAGGTTCGAATCCTGCACCGGCGGCATTCGACGCGGGTTCGTCTAGCGGTCAGGACGCCTCAGTAGGATTCTTCCATCTATGGAGGTCACATGGAAACGAAAGTACCCGTTCGATCCTTGTCCTATGATGAACAGAAAGCCTCAGAGGCCGCGTTTCTCGGGTACCCGGCGCAAGAGGAATGGACCATGGCCGCCAAAGAAGTGTATCGAAAGTTAAGTGCCGCGATCCAGGCGCATCGAAAGTAACATATGAGCAAAATTGGTGAGGAAGAATTTTTAGATTTGCGCGGGGTGATGTGTCCGTTTAATTTTGTGAAAACAAAGTTACAATTGGATGACCTGGAAGAAGGGCAGATCCTTGCGGTCCTGCTCGATGATGGGGCCCCGATTAAGAATGTGCCTAGAAGTGTCGAACAGGATGGGCATACGATCTTGACTCATGAAGTGGTGGATTCGTACCACCTGGTGCGGATCAAGAAAGCAGTCTAATTTATTATGGGAGAGACCATGAAGGTGAAAGATTATCGTACCGAGTCAGATATCCCGATGAATGACTCCAAGTTTAATATTGGGCAGAAGGTCAGGCGTATAGGAGATACCGTCTTGAAGGTGGAGGATGTTTTTTGGTCTGTGTTAGAGAAGTCCTGGGTCTATGAAGTGAGGGAGCCCGTTCACGCTGGTGGAATCTATTGGCCAGAAGTTTTAGAAGAAGAGTTATTGCCATTATAAAGAATCTGCGGGTTGGAGAAGTGGCATCTCACCAGGCTCATAACCTGGAGTTCACTGGATTCGATTTCCAGTACCCGCAACCCGCCCTCTTGAGAAACAGGGGGAGTTTGATACCTAGGTATTGAACTATTATAAATAGTGCATAGAAGGAGACTAACTATGCACTATCTTGTATACCAAATTATGAATGTCCTGAATGGAAAAACCTATATCGGATGCCATAAGACCTTAGATAAAGATGATGGGTACATGGGTTCCGGTACAGTCCTGAAGCAAGCCGTCACGAAATACGGACTGGATAATTTCAAGAAAGAGATTTTATTTGAAGCCTCCTCAGCGGAGGAAATGTTTACCAAAGAAAAAGAATTGGTCGTCCTTGGACCACAAAGTTATAATTTGAAATCTGGTGGTGAAGGGGGATTTGATTTCATCAATAGGAATAGAACACCCGAAGATTGGCGCCGTTTACATAGCCTGGGAGGGAAATCAGCCCGTCCTTTCCTTGGTAAAAGACATACACCCCAAACTATAGAGATATGTAGGCAGACAGCAAAGGATGCCTGGGCTAATGGTTTGATGGTGAATGGATTCGCCGGCAAGCACCATTCTGATGAAAGCAAAAAGAAAATAGGCGCAGCCAACGCCATTGCTAATCTTGGAGAACGAAATCCTAATTTTGGTAAAATATGGATTACGAATCCTCAGACATACGAGAATGGTCAAATAAAAAAGACCGATCCTATTCCGGTTGGATGGATCAAGGGTAGAAAAATGAAGCAGACGCGGTAGGCACCAGCGAAGCCGAACGATTTCATAAGTCGTATCGAGAGGATGCAAGTTCCTCTACCGCGACCAACATTACGCGCCTGTAGCCCAACGGCAGGAGGCGACGGTTTTAGAAACCGTACAGTGGAGGTTCAAATCCTCTCAGGCGCACCATAGAGACGGGACGTTAGTTCAACGCAGAATATCGGCCTTTTAAGCCGAAAGATGAGGGTGCAAGTCCCTTGCGTCCCACCATAAGTTTTTGAGTCCTCTGTAATTGGTGAGACAGCGCAGAGGGGAAAGGGAAGACGTAGTTACCAGTCTTCCGCTCATAAAAGTTTTGCACCGGCGCCTTGGAGGCAAGAGAGATTTATAACCTCTTTGTGGCAGATTACCACCTCGATTGGGTCCGATTCCCAACCGGTGTACCACTAAGTTGTTGATTTTGCAGTACATTATATTTCTCTAATGTGGCAAATAATGCTTGACTCTGTGTAGGGGCTCTGTTATACTCTTAATATGATGATTGAGAAAACACAACAGAGGAAACAAGCTGTGAAAGAGTTTGAGACGTTTCAGCGGTTCAGGGTCATAATCAATGGGATTTCGTTTTTTACGTCTAGGGCCGCGATAGTGAACGGGGTAGGAGATTTTACGAAGGTCAATGATGCCGTGAGAGCCGCCATCACTGAACTGGAACGAATCCGAGAAAAAGATCCGGCTGTTGGGCTTGCAGGAACATGGTGTGGTTTTAGTGTCCAGTTAAGTATGGTCTAAAGTGGAAGCCCGGTACCACGATCAGAAGCGCCGGTCATTTTAAGTCCTCTCAGAAGATCAGAGGCAGAGAGTCGGGTCGGAACACCAACGGACTGGGGTAACGTGCATAGATATGGTGCGTTATTCAAAATCCGAAGAAGTTGGTACGAACGTGAAATCTTCCCCCGGCATATTTCGTGGGTTCCCAAGGGGTGCTGAATCTGGGAACATCTGGCCTGGCAATTCGCGGAGTCCTCCCTGCCGGGGAATAACTGAGGACCAAGGCACCCCAAATTTTTGACGAGCAAGTGGTAACGAGAGTCTGGCCACCAAAGTAAGTCCAGACGGGAAATGCGCGTTTCCTTCAGCAAGGCCTAAAGGCTGATTAAGTTACCCTACATTTTTGAACTACGCCCCCATCGAATACTGGCTAGTTCATCTGCCTTTCAAGCAGAAAAACTGGGATCGATACCCAGTGGGGGCACCACGGCGGGGCAGTCAAGCGCCCCAAAGATAGAGGTCGGCGGGTTGCTTGATGCGTACCACTACGAAGTGCTTACGTGCCCAAAGTTTTCGATTGAGGCAGGATAGCCACCATGACGGCTTAGGAAAGATCAGTTCCGCGGCGTTTCGCCGAGCGGCATTGTTCTTCTGATGCAAGACGGAAAGGCGCCTGCCGACCAGTGAACGGAGGTATAGTCTCGTACGGCGCGAGGGGGCTCTGTAAAAGCCTTGCTAATACCCAGTAGGTTCGATTCCTACTACCTCCACCATAAGTTGACAGGAGACTTGATGAAAGTTTACAAGTCCAAGAAGAGAAGTTGTCCGATGTGCAAACCACATAAGGTTGGGGCGGCTCCCTGTTGGACCGCAAAGGACCTGGACAAGATCAAGCGCATGGAAAAGGAAGCAAGAGATAAAGAATAAATGCGCTGGGAGTCATTTGGTAAGGACATCTCCCTGTCGAGGAGAACCAAGCGGGTTCGATTCCCGTCCGGCGCGCCATAATGGAGGGTATCATGTGGGGTCATTTACTATACGATGCCACAGTGGACCGAGATAACTATAGGTCCTTTTCCCTCTCAGTAGGATGGGTTCTGTTTACCTGGTAACGAGAATTTTGTACCGGTGGCTGAATAGCGAGGCAGCGGCCTGCAAAGCCGCTCTATGTAGGTGCAATTCCTATCCGGTACTCCAAGATAGACGGTCTGCAAGCTTTAGTAGATGAGCACCGGTCTCTTAAACCGGGGAACAGGGTGCAATTCCCTGGCGGACCACCAAAGAAAAAAGAAATTATTGCCTCCTGGCCGAGCAGCTTAGGCATCCGGCTTTGACCCGGATTAGGTTGGTGCAACTCCAACGGGGGCTTCCATTTATAGGGGTTTCGTCTAATAGCAAGACAACGGTTTCTGAAGCCGTGAACCATGGGGCGGTACCATGAACCCCTACCATAAGTATAGAATGTATTCCAGGGTAGCACAGCGGTAGTTGCGCCTCACTGTTAATGAGGATGTCGCAGGTTCGATCCCTGCCCCTGGAGCCATTATGCCTCAATAGCTCAAAAGTAGAGCGACCGCCTGAAGACCGGCACACCGGAGTTCGATTCTCCGAGGGAGCACCATAACGCGGGTGTGGAACATTGGTAGTTCACCTTTCTGCCAAGAAGGATCATGTGGGTTCGATTCCCACCACCCGCTCCATGAGGATAGTATGAGACCCAAAGACCAAGACCTGGTGATTGTCGAATCGGTGAGAATGGATATCGACGATGAATTCCGTAAACAGATTACGGTCACCCTTACAATGTCTGAGGTATTGGTTGAAGATTTTTTGGAGTACAATCCTCCTGACATGGAGAATGATATCGCCAAAGAATTCGGTAGTGCCCTGTTACGAAAGATCGGTGTATTGATAAAGAATAATGCGGGATTGGTGTAGCAGCAACATGCTGGTCTTCCAAACCGGTGTCGCGGGGGCAGAACCCGCATCCCGCTCCATGATTCAGGCTGTGGGTCAAAAGTTGACTACTCCGTTCGGAACGGAGACCATGTTGGTGCGAGTCCAACCAGCCTGACCAATGCGTATAAATACTCCTAGAAGGAGGGTGCGTTATGCAACATGATGAAACGTTTGAGGGGTTGAAGTCGGTACACGATTTTTGTATGGGTGGTGACGAGCATTCCATCGAGGAGTTATATCGGTTAGTGAAACAACTTATTCAACGAGGAGACACACACATGGCTACAGTTGCAGAATTAGAAAGTGCCGTTGCAGATTTGAAGGCCGCACAGGTGGCAGAAGCCGCCCGTGACGCCGTGAAGTTGGCCGCCTTGCAGACCTTGCAGACCCAAGTTGATGCCTTGACCGCGGGTCAAGCAGGATTAGTGGCACCAGCCGCCTTGGACGCCACATTGGCAGGGGTGCAGGAAGTGACCGCCGCGCTGGACGCCCGAGTCTAATTCTGGTATAACTTATCACGACCCGAGGCGGCAACGATCCGCTACCCCAATCCTGGTATGAGGGGACCCTAGAAGGCTAGAAGGAGCAGGAACACTTTTGTACTTGACAATAATCGGGGGTCGTGTTATACTATGCCCTGTAAGAATTGATAGTGATTCAGCGGTTTCGTACACCGCAGAAACCGGCGCACATCCGGTACGGGGCTCCATGTATGCTGGCGTAGACCAAAGGCAGAGTCACCAAACTTAAAATCTGGACAAGTGGAGGTTCGATTCCTCTCGCCAGCACCAATTATGCCGAAGTAGCCCAACGGCAGGAGGCGGCTGTCTCAAAAGCAGCACAGTGAGGGTTCGAATCCCTCCTTCGGCACCAATGCTCCCATACGAATAAATATGCCCTCAAAGAATAGATAGCGATTCGCCACCTTGGTAAGGTGGATAGACCGGCGCAAGTCCGGTTGAGGGCTCCATACGTTACGGACGGTGGGCAGGAAAGATATGCACTTCCCTTACAAGGAAGACTAAGCTGGGGCAGTACCAGCACCGTTCACCATGTGCCAGAAATATGTCCCTGTGGTCCAGATGGAAAAGACGCAGACCTGCGAAGTCTGAAATCGGTGGTTCAAGTCCACCCAGGGACACCATAATGAGGAGCGTAGGCCGCAAGGCTTTCTCTCAGGCGAGACCGACATACGAACCTAAGGCATTTACCACAGCGGACGAAGGACAACAGCGGCCGTTTGATCGACGGTCTAATCTGGATACTGGGGTAAAATGTTTTACAGAATCGTGGCGTTGTTAATCCATAGCGAACGCCGATTCTGACGGGTGAAGGGAAATACACAATCCTTCACACCTACGCAGCACACTGATTGGATGAGGCGGTGCATGGTAGGGATGGGGTGTATGTGACAATGGTTGGGCGCTCCTCAATTTTAGATGGAAGAGGACCAGTGCAGGGTAGCTGAACCGGGTGCTAACCGGATTGCGGGTCACACCGTGGGGTTCGAGTCCTCCCTCTTCCGCCATATGGAAGTGTAACCGATCAAGGTGTCGGAACCGTCTCGAAAGCGGATTGGGGCCTTAGATACCCTGGGGAGCATGTCCTCACACTTCCGCCATAAGTTTTTTGGAAGAGTGCCAGAGAGGCCAATCGGGCTCCCTTGGAAAGGGATGCGGTGTCAAAGCCACGCAGGTTCAAATCCTGTCTCTTCCGCCATTTGGAGGTATACTATGCAGATCAATTGGAAAGCATTAGGTTTAGCCTTTGTGATTACGGCGACTATTGGTGTCGTGGCCACCTGGCTTCTAGGATATTGAGGAGAGGTAATCAGTCAGGGCACTGAACCCCGTTTGAAGCGGGTGGGACCGAAAGGTTGGGTTTCGACTACTCACCTCTCCGCCATTTTGGAGTATAGTATGAAGTTTCAATTGAATGCAAAAGAAGTGAAGAACCTGGAAGTCTTTATTCGCAAACAGAGCAAACAGAAGAAACTCTCAGGTGGACGCCCCATGGCATTTGAGTTTCATGTTTCTCCGACAGGTATCGGTACGGTCATTGAAGTCGAAAATATGGCTACCGGTATCATGTGTAATTTGACAGACTATGACTCATGGTAACAATGAAAGGGGATGACAGGTATCGACAGAGGCGTATAGAGAAGAACGGACATGCCGAGGACCAGGACCTCGTTAATACTTGGAAAAACCGAATTGTCGAACACGAACTGGCAATGGCCGCTTAATCGCGGCCCGTTGACCCACTGATAGGCTCCTGTAGGTGGTGAAGCGTCATTCTTGGAGGCAAGTTGTGCGCTCAAGAAGACCGTAGAAGGTGTCAATCCCTTTGGCGGGCGTTGTAAGATTGACTAGCATGAAAATCTGACTTTGACGTTGCTTTTGGACCCGGGTTCAATTCCCGGCATCTCCACCAATTTATAATAGCACTTGACAGGGCATGAATACTGTGCTATAATCTCTCATGCAAACATTTTTGCCCTACCCCTCTTTTAAGAAATCTGTGCAAGCCTTAGATTATCGTCGGTTAGGAAAACAACGAGTCGAAGGAATGCAGATTTTGAATGTGTTGTTGAATCCGTCTGCAAAGCAAGGATGGAAAAATCATCCTGCGGTGTTGATGTGGAAGGGGTATGAACATGCGCTGAAATTGTATGTGAATACCTGCATCGAGGAATGGATAAGTCGAGGGTATAACAATAACATGCCCTTATATGTCGTTGAGTGCCCTGTTGTCTATCCACCTTGGCACAACTCTGAGCAATTTCATAGCGCACACCGAAGTAACTTATTGAGAAAAGACCCAAAGTATTACGGGCAGTTTCATTGGGTCGAGCCAACGGACCTGCCATATTATTGGCCGACGCATAATACGCTCCCATCGAATACTGGCTAGTTCGCCTGGTTCTCAACCAGGAAAAGAGAGATCGATACTCTCTGGGAGCACCAAATATCTCGCTGAGGTGTAATTATTTGCATTTCCAGTTTCTACCTGGAAGGTTGTGGGTGAGAATCCCACCAGCGAGTCCATAACGCCGCGGTAGCCTAGTGTACAGGCACCTGCCTCCTAAGCGGGACAACGTGGGTTAGAATCCCACCCGTGGCACCAATAAGGTTTGCGTAGAATAGACCGTGTAATCTACGCATGGAAAGATTTTTTGATCTAGACTGCCTGTACGTCAACTGGAAGACTACTCGGCTTCGAACCGGGAGGATGGGGGCTCAAATCCCTCCAGGCAGACCACAACGACCCTTAGTTCATTAGCAGAATACCGCATTGACATTGCGGTGAGACAGGAGCGTAACCTGTAGGGTCGACCATACCCCTAAATACACCATGCAACTCCCGTCACCAGGAGATTTGACCAATGATTCCTACCATTTCCCCCGATCTCTTCGACATCATGCCCCCAGAATACAAAGAACTGGTCTCCAATGCCACCTATGGCAAGGAAGACCGCGGTTGGAAGGACATTGGCAACAAGAAGGAATTGATCGAATCCCATTCCCTCTGCGCCGGGTGCCCAGAGTCCATGGCCTTCAGGTATATCCTCGCCTCGCTCCCTAACCCAGAAGATACGGTCATGGTCGGTTCCACAGGGTGTACCAGTCTGGTATTTCCAATGGTCGCCGTCCATAACATCCACTCACTCTTCGGTAATCAAAACGCCATTGCCTCAGGCCTCAAGCGCGCCCTCTCTGTTCGATTCCCCAACAAGACAAAAGATGTGGTCGTCCTCGCAGGCGATGGGGCTACCGTGGATATCGGCCTCGATATGACCTTGCAAGCCTGGTTCCGTCAAGAGAAGTTCACGACGATTTGCTTCGACAATGAATTGTATGCGAACACCGGTGGCCAGGAATCTGGTCTGATGCAAAAAGGCTTTGTGGCGAAGATGGCGCCTGTAGGAAAGTTGTTTGATAAAGTTCGTCTGCCTGAGATCGCTCGTGAATCTGGCTGTCAATATATCGCCAAGTTCACTTGCAGCAAGCCCAGTTTAGTTGAAAGGCATATCAAAAACTCGATCATGGTTGCTAGGGAACTGGGTCCTTCGTATTGTCAAATTTACACACCGTGCATTCTGGAAATCGGAAAGAATAGCATGGAGGGGCTGCAAGAAATGAGGGATTCGGAAAAGCCTGGTGAGAGGTTTCAACCAGTTGAATATATTTCTGATCTTGCAAAGTCGTTTCTCGCTGATTTAGCTGCAAAGAAAGCAGACGAAAAAGCGAAGGCAAAAGCATTGGCCTCGCGGGTAACAGTTGCGGTAGGAGCCTGAATCTTGCACCGTCATCATATCATTCCAAAACATGAATGGAAACGGCGCTTTGGTTCGTTGGATGGTGTTGATGATTCTGGTAATGTAGTGTATCTTTCTGTAGATCAACATGCTGAATGTCATAGATGGTTATTTGAACAATACGGAGCATGGCAAGATCGAATTGCTTATCAAGGTTTGACTAACACACTGGGTAAAGAAGAGATTGTCCACCAGCGGCAAATTGTAGCAAATCGTGGAAACAAGCATGGGTTAGGTTATCGGCATACCGATGAGGCAAAGGCTCGGATATCACAGACCCATATCGGGAAACAATATGGATTAGGTTATAGGCATACTGATGAGGCAAAAGAACTTATGAGTAAGCAAAAGTTGGGTAATCAATGGAACATTGGTAGAATCTTTTCTGAGGAACGAAAACAAAACATTAGTGAGTCGAAAATGGGTCATAGTGTCAGTGAAGAGACACGCATGAAAATAAGCACAACAAAGACCGGAAAGCAGGGGCATTCACACCAACACTCCGATGCAACAAAAGAGAAACTGAGACTTGCACAATTGGGAAGGAAATTGAACCCCATCACCAGAAAATTTGAACCGATCACAAAATAACTGTATGTTTGGTTATGATGAAATCAGTGAGAATCTCTTTCTAGGCAGCCGAACTGGCGCGGCCACAGCCCCCAAGGACATGCACATTCTCTGTGTGATGTGGCCAGGGGAACCTGGCAGAATGCGCCGAGCCCATTCTATTCCTACCACCACCTGGAACGCCCAGGATCAAATCGTCGCTGATCCCGTCAAGATGGATGAAGCCGCTGACTGGATTCATCAACATCTGACACAAGGTCACCAAGTCCTGGTGCATTGTGCCTATGGGGTCGAACGCTCGCCTTTGACCATTCTCTGGTATCTCATGAAATATCGTGCCATGTCGATGGATAAGGCCTATCGATTGCTGATGTCCAAGCGAAAAGAGGTCGAAGATCGAAGACATTGGTTACCCGATAGCAAAACCCCTTATAATTCAAAGACTTACTACACAAAATAGTTCTTGACTTCCTTGTGCCACTTATGCTATACTCTTATTATGATGAGCACCGAATTGAGACAGACCGATTGTGACCGATGCCGCTGCGTGGATGAGTACCTGAACCAAAGTGACGCCGAATACCTCTGTGACCTGTGCCTGTGGGAAAAAGACGAAGAGACCGCAGGGAGACGATCTTGACACCCCAAGAACGACAGGGCCTTGAGGATCGGTATGAGGAATTGATGGCCGAGGCCCAGGAATACCAACGGCTGAACTTTCTATTTACCTATAAGCGACCGGACCGCAATGCGGCCGAACTTGTCCGTTGTGCCGATGAATGGAGACTGTGATGAACAAGACGATGATTGAGATTGAAACACTGCTTGGCCGTTGGGAATCCTTGGACCCCTTGAAGGACCTCATGGATACCACGAAGTTTATCCGCCAAGGTCAGAAGGATATCCTATTCCTTCTGAACATGATCGAGGCCCATGCACACCAAATCGATCTATTGACCGCTGAGAACGATGACCTCACCAGGCAGGTGATGGAGTTAGATGGTGGGATATGAAGAACGAACGAGTCCAATTGATACCCAAGACCCGCAAAGGCAAGACGGTGTGCTTGAACCGTGGGTTCTTGTGGGACCTTGACAGGGCCACGATGGCCGGGGTGACGCCTTCAGATGGTCGCCTGTTTATTCGTAGCCAAGATGGCAAGGATTTCCGTTGGGTCGATCCGAAGAACGATCCAAATTTTGAAGTCAGCATACCTGAAAGGGTGTGTGGCATGGATCTGAATTGAGGAGAGAATGATCTATAAGATACGCAATCCCCACGGTCTGTATAGTACCGGAGGTTCACCTCATCGGATTACGTGGACCAAGCAGGGTAAGACATGGGTGGCCCTGAATCACTTGCGTGCCCATTTGAAGTTATCTCAAAGCGATCCGGCGTACAATCCCTATGTGGGATGTGTCGTGGAAGAGTTTGTCATGCAGTTGACGACGACCTCCTATCTACTCAAAGGTGTGAACCTATGAAACAACACGATAACTTAGCGCCGGCCGTCGGTATCCTGTGGGGCCTCGTGGTCTCGATCACCTTATGGGCCCTGGCTGTCCTGGTGTACTGGATTCTCGCATAGAAATAGGTATGACTCTACAATCAAGGAGCAATAAGATGAAGAATAGAACGATGTTACAACGAGTCGGTGTCTGGGCCCTGGGGGCGTCCATGGTAATCCTGGCGTGTCTGGTCATGACTGGGCGGGTACAGGCCACGACGATCAATTTTGATGCGCTGGTGCCGATAGTGTCTGCCACCAATCAATTGAATGGTTTTCCAGGCATCGAACCGCCTACCGTCAATGCGGGCCCGTTTCGCATGAGTCAAGTGGCCTCATTGGTCGATTGGAACTTGGAATCTGGTATCGGTGGGAATGCGACGAATGCCATTTTTAATCACATGGCCACGACTAATATCTTTCAAAATTTATCCACGAATATGATGACCTACATTCCGGCCCTAGGTCTTCATGGCAAGCATGACGCCGAGCCTGGCAAGCATGACGCCGAGTTTACCTTCCAAGGCGTGGATATCTACCATGATAATGCTGCCTTCTTGCAGATCAATATTTTAGGGAACGAAGGCCCTGATGCGGGCCCGAATGTGTTTGCCTTGGGTATCGGCATCCCGCCTGGAACTGGATGGTTCCACTATGACCTGGATACCATGAACATTCCGATCAATACGAATGTCCCTACCGTGTTTGCTCATAATGCCCCCATAGGCGCCCTGGTGTTTAATTTTGGGCATGCGACGACGACCCCTGGATTCACGGTGGGCTTTGATAATCTCCGAGTCTGTCAGAGCATTGCCCGGCCCTGTTCCTATGATGCGCCGATCTCGTTTACGACGACCGCGCCTCCTGTTGCTCCTAATGTGCCACAGACGAATGTGCCCGAACCGTCCACATGGATCTATCTGTTCCTCGCCGTCGGCATGGTCATGGGATTCAGAAGGTATGCTCATGTCTAAAGACCGACAACAATGCTCTGATGATTGGAACGAGATCGTGAATTCCGGCGTGAATCACGCGGAGGCGATCATGCGCCAGAATTATCTCAGGATTGAGCGGGAATTTATCAAGCCCAAGAGACGAAAACCGACAAACCCTTCTAAATCAAAGACTTACCCCTCAAAATAGTTCTTGACACCCCGATCCTGTTATGTTATACTCTTAATATGAACAACAAACAAACAGGAGCCTCCGACATGACCCTTCCCAAAGCCACTAAAAAATTCCCTACGCTGTACGGCACTTCCTCCAAAGGGGTGACCAAGGTCTGGGACATTCAGGTGTCTGAATATGCCAAAGACGCCGTGATTACGGTCTCACATGGCCAACTTAATGGAAAGATTCAGCATTCACCTGAAACGATTCGCGCTGGTATGAACATCGGCAAGTCTAATGAAACGACCCCGTATGAGCAGGCCCTCTTAGAGGCCGAATCGAAATGGAAGAAAAAACATGATAGCAATTACTCTATCCACCTGCCTACGATTGACAAAGGGATGGGGAAAATCCAACTCAAGCTTCTACCGATGCTGGCGCAGAAGTATAAAGAGAGGTCTCAACATCTTGTATGGCCCGCGTATATCCAGCCGAAGCTGAACGGGGTCCGTTGTTTGGTCGAACGAAAAGACAACAAGATCATCTTTTGGTCGCGTAAGTCCAAGCAGTACAAAAATTTCAATCTCTACATGGAGCAGGAGTTTTTGAGTTTCATGAAAAATGGGGATATCCTCGATGGGGAAATGTATAACCACGGGGACCTGACCTTCCAAGAACTCATGTCCTTGATAAAAGACGAGAAGACGCCGGAACTTGATAGACTGAAGAAGTATGTGAAATTCTGGTGCTATGATCGCCCGACGACCGACAAGTTGGGATTCGCAGATCGGTATATCAAGTATCGCCAGAACATTCCTACTGGCCTGAACTATCTCCGATTGGTCGAGACGATCAAGATCCTGTCTCCCAAGAATATCGACAAGATCCATGCCGAGTATATGGCCGCGGGTTACGAAGGTTCCATTATACGCAGCGGTGGCAATGAAGCGTATAACTTTCAATATCGTGACAATCAACTCCAAAAACATAAAGACTTTTTGGATGCGGAATTTAAGATTGTCGGGTGTGATGAAGGAACAGGTAAAGATGAAGGCAAGGCGATATTCGTCTGCACGATCAAGAATGGCAAGACCTTCAGCGTCCGATGCAAAGGGGCGGATGAAGTCCGCCAGGAACAATGGAAGAATCGTGAGCAGTATATGAATTTGCCCCTTACAGTTAGATATCAGGCCCTGTCTGATTCTGGTATACCGATATTCCCGGTTGGGGTTGCTATTCGTGACTATGAATAGGGAAAGAGTGAATCGTATAAGTGGTGCCACAAAATACTTGAATGGAGGATGTTATGAGTAAAGAACTATCCGATCTCGATTTGGAATTGAAGTGGTCCAGGACCAAGGAACACCTGAAGGTCTATGATCGCCAGGCGAACCTGCTTTTCAATTCGGTGACTGGGTTTATTCATCCGATTCTCTCTGACCGTCAGGTCAAATGGATTCTTGAGGATTTTGAACGAAAGAGGGCCGTGTATGTTTTCGCATAAAGACCCTATACCATATCATCTGTGGATTCTCGAAAACCGCGAGGACCTGAAACGGGCGTTTGAGGAATTTGACGAATTGGAACCTAAGGACTTCATGACCTCCGAATACGAGGACGCCGTGAATCACGATAAGAAAAAGTATGCCAGGTATGTGGCGGAGTCCGTGTGTAATGTTTGAACTGGCGATTACGCTGGCGATCCTGGGTGTCGGAATCTTTGGTGTGTTGATGGTCGTCGTATTTTGGATTGGATTTTCGATTGTGTTGTGGAATTCCTGGTAGATCACTCATGGGTGTACTCTTTTATCAAGAGAAAATCATCAATGGGGTGTTGTCGTATCGTAGACAACCCCAGGACGGGTGGACCCCCATGACCGCTCAAGAACTGACAGAGAAAATCGATACTCTCCTTGCGGCATTCCTCAAGGAATCTGAGAACATTGAAAAAGACTTGAGGAAGATCCAGACCGACGAAATCATGAATGCCAAAAAGGCGATCCTCGTAGAAGAACACAAACGGATCGATGCGATCCTCGACCAAGCAGATTTGTTACAGGATGCCCCCGACCCCTATACCGTATCCTGGTTAGAGAGTGTACCCAGAGTGGTCTTGTGCCGGATCGTGGCCAGAGAAGTAACCCGTTGGATCAAAGAAAAGGTGATGTATGTTTAATGTGATAAATTCAACCCCTAAGCCAATCAAGATTTGGTCTCCTATTGAGACGGTGGAATCCCAGGCCCTGGATCAACTCAAGAACACGGCGACGTTGCCGTTTATCTATAAGCATGTCGCAGTCATGCCTGATGTGCATTATGGCATTGGGGCGACTGTCGGTTCTGTCGTCGCCACCAAGGGTGCGGTGGTGCCTGCGTGTGTCGGGGTCGATATCGGCTGTGGCATGATGGCGGCCAAGATGCCATTCAAGTCCAAGCGGTTGCCTGACAACTTGCAGGGATTGTTTGACTCGATTAGCAAGGCGGTACCTGTTGGGCAGGACATGCACAACTCTGCGGCAGCACCATTCAGCATGGAAGGCTATGAATTGCTTCCTGAAAAGATTTTGGATGATCCTATGCGCGTGGTCAAGCAGATGGGCACCCTCGGTGGTGGAAACCATTTCATCGAGGTGTGTATTGACTTAGAAGAAAATGTCTGGGTCATGCTGCATTCAGGTTCCCGCGGTATTGGGAACAGGATTGGGAACTATTATATTGATCGGGCTAAGGAAGTCATGAAGACCTATATGATTTCCTTGGAAGACCCGAACCTTGCATACTTGCACGATGGCACCGAACTGTTCAATGAGTACTGGCGGGACCTTCAGTGGGCCCAGCGGTATGCCATGAAGAACCGCGAAGTCATGATGCAGTTGGTGATGCGCTCGATTGCTGAAGTGATTTTTGGAGACAAGGACACGGTGATTGCCCCTCAATTGACCGTGAACTGCCATCATAACTACGCAGAACGGGAGGATCACTATGGGGAAAATGTTATTGTTACACGCAAAGGGGCTGTACGTGCTAGGGTTGGTGATATGGGCATTATTCCTGGATCGATGGGCACCCGATCATATATCGTTGAAGGCCTGGGAAACAGCGAATCGTTCTGTTCATGCTCTCACGGCGCAGGCCGTGTCATGTCACGAAGCAAGGCAAAGCAAGCGTTTGATCTGAAGGATGTACTTATACAGACTGATGGTATCATGTGTCGGAAGGACGCTGGCATCATCGATGAATTGCCTGGGGCGTACAAGAACATTGACCAGGTCATGGAAAATCAAAAAGACTTGGTGAAAATCGTGGCGACATTGCGCCAGGTGCTGTGTGTGAAAGGATGAACCTGCGAATACTTGCAGAAGAAGTTTCCAGGGGTCATTATTGGAATGATGACTCCTGGTACTCCTGCCCTTTGGCAGCCGAGGGCTGTGCGAACGAGGAAGTGCCTCCGGGTATCTGTAACTGCGGATTGGAAGAGACAATTGAGAGGAACCGCAAGATACTTGAGAAAGTTTACCAAGCCGGGGCATCCAACGAACCACTGGAAGGATAAATATGGTTACAGACATTTGCATGACCGTTGTGTTTATTGTCATGTTGATGGGGTTCTTTTGGGGGAGACATTGATATGCCATTGAAAGATGCGCCAAAAATTGATCGGGAAACTCTTTTTCAATTGTCTAAGTGTGAATTGATGGATATGATTCAAGACTTGACGACCAAAGCCTACCATAACCGACAGCTGTTTGAGTTTTCCTGCAAGGAGCATGTGGCGGATCTCAGGGAAGTGGAAATGGAATTAGTCCGAAATGGCATTCCAGAAGACGATGGGTACTCCTGTTACGCACCAGGTAAGCGTATCAGATTGTTGGCTGCTAAAATACCAAAGGAATAATCATATGGGTATGTTTGATTCGGTTATGGTACCATGCCCCAAGTGTCACACGGATATTGAGTTTCAATCCAAATCCGGCGAATGTCTCTTGGAAGTCTTTACCCTCGATACGGTACCCATGGCCGTCCTGGGAGACCTCAATCGACACTCACCCTATGACTGCCCCAAGTGTGGGACTCCCACCTTTGTGAAGGTCACGGTGATTGCCACGTCGGCCATTTATAATCGAGGGGCCGATAAAGATGGCGATGAAGGTAATGTGCGATTCTAAATAGGGATACAATGACACACCACGCCACCATAGGGTTTGCCGAGTCTAGACCATGGCCCTTGACTGATTCGCCTTCTGCGTTTTGTGAAGGGAAGTCAGCCACCGTACCTGAAGGTTGGAGGTGCCCGAATTGTAAAGCAATTAATAGTCCGTTGGTCCTTCGATGCCCCTGTACCCCTTCATTTGTCTTTACGGTATATGACCCGATCATCGTCGCTCAACCAGACAACAATCTTCCTGATCCCAAAAATATTATTACTTAACGCGAGGACTTATGCCTTCTTCAAAAAAAGAATCCAACGAATCCAGACTCCATGCCATTAGTGGTGGCGAAGAACCGACCTTTGATGGTTTGGTGCCCCTGGAAGAGATGGAATTGTGCCGACACCTCAACTGGTATAATCAGCATCGGGACACCTCCCATGCCCACAAATATCTCCAAAGCTTTTGTACCAAGCATCAGATTGACTATACTGAAACGAAAATCAAGAGTCGCCCCAATACGCTAGGCTATGTGTGCCGAATGCTGATGCGCGGCGCCGTGCTGTCTCCCAAGGCATCCGTGTGGCTCCAGAACGCCATACAGAAAATGGACAAGGAGATTGCCTTGCCCCCAGTCATCATCAAAGGGGAGACCTCAGATCGACCCAAGACCGTCAAAGTCAAACCTGCGAATACCTCCTCACAGGCTCAACTGTCTGCTTGTCTGGGTGCGTTGGATCAGGCGGTCGATGAATTGATTCTGTCGGACTGTAAGCGGAGCCAGTCGCCTCTGACGATTATCCAAAAGCATGAACTGACCCAGGACCAGATTCCCGCGATCATCAATAAGTTTAAGCAGATGCGGGATGAATACCGAATCGTCCTGGCAGGGACCGACGCGCAGTTGGTCGAAGGGTACTCAAATTTTACGATACCAGAAATCATCAAGCTGGAATCCTATGCCGATCAAATCATGTCGGATGCGTTATTGACCATCGGCGAGGTGCATCAACAGAAGGCACCCCGAAAGAAAAAAGTCAAGACCCCCGAACAACTGACCAAACACCTCAAATATCACGACACCACAGAGCAATTTGGTGAGTATGCCGCCTCCTCCATCGATGCCAAAAAGATCATCGGGGCGTCGGCCTTGTATGTGTATAATATCAGGACCCGACAATTGGGTGTCTATGTCGCCGATACTGACGAAGGATTATCCATCAAGGGTTCCTCGATTCTGAATTATACCGCATCTCGTTCTGTGGGGAAAACGCTCCGTAAGCCCCTACAACAAATCCCCCAATTCATCAAGGCAGGAAAGGTCCAGACCAAACATTTCCTGGGGGAGATATCCACCAAAGAGAAGCTGCTTGCTGGGCGCATAAATAAGGATTGTCTGTTACTCAAAGTTCTGTAAACGATACCTATACATCATGATTATCATTGACATCTCGAATATCGCCTACGCATCAATGTTTCAACACATTGCGATGCAAAAAAATTCCCCCATCAATGAAGACTTGCTCAGAGCGATTGTCTTGAATTCTCTTCGGAGCAATGTCAACAAATTCAAACGCACCTTTGCCAATACGTCCCAGTCTGCTGGGGTCGTCCTGGCATTCGATTCGTCGACCTACTGGCGAAGGAACCTCTTCCCCCACTATAAAGCCCGGCGTGCCGCCAACCGTATGACCTCGACCTTTGATTGGATCTCGATCCATTATCATATGAATACGATCCTGGATGAAGTCTTCACGCACACACCCTATACCTCTGTGAAGGTCAACGGGGCCGAAGCGGATGATGTGATTGGGACCTTGGTGCCGTATGTCGCCGCATCGGAGCCTGTGTTGATTATCTCTGGTGATAAAGACTTTCCTCAGTTACAAATCGATGAGAATGTCCGACAGTATGCCCCGGTGCTCAAAAAGTTTATTATCGAATCCATGCCCGCGATGCAACTCAAGCAATTGATCATTCGTGGGGATAAGGATGACGGCATTCCGAATATCCTCTCTCCTGATGATGTGTTTGTGACCGGTGGACGGCAACGACCTATTACAGAAAAGAAATTGGTGCAATGGTTGATGCAACCGCCAGAGGCCTTCTGTGATGCGACGATGTTGCGGAATTATCATCGGAATCAGGTCCTCATTGATCTGAAGCAGATCCCTGCGACACTGAAAAACGAGATCGTCCAGGCGCATACCCAGGCACCTCGGAATACCAAAGGCGAGTTTCTCCAATACCTCGTCAAGAAGCAACTCACTCAGTTAATCTCCGTGATTGATGAATTTTAGAAGGGATACCATGATTTTCTTATTCTCAGAAATTTTCGATAAGCTCACACTCGCCCCCAACGATGCGGAACGAGTGCGGATACTCCGTGAATATACGAGCCCTGGACTCAAGGAATTTTTGAATTATGCCTTCAATCCCTCCACGGTGTTTGAGGTCACGGTACCGAAGTATAAGCCCTCCGTCGATCCGGCGGGATTGAATCTGGCCTATCTGGAACAAGAAGTGAAAAAATTATATATCTTTGTCAAGGATCATCCTGCCCGAAAAGGGACCATGTCCCCTCGCAAAGCGGAGCAGAATCTCCATACCTTATTGGCCTGTCTCCATAAGGACGAAGCCTCCTTGTTGGCCGGGGTCATCAACAAAACACTCGCGGTACCTCATTTGACGGCCACCCTGGTCAAGCAAGCCTATCCTGATATGCCGTGGGAGGTCAAGGCATAATGTTTACCGGAACGATGGCCGTCATTACCCCTACGATTGGGAAGCCAGAACTTGAGGAGTGTCTTGAGTCCGTCAAGGCACAGGATTGTGTGCATTATATCATTGTCGATGGGAGTCAGTACAATGCGGCCGTGAATAAGATCGTGATGCGTGTCGGCCTGACCGATAAAATGAAGTTTATCTGGCTCACGGAAAACATCGGTGCCGGTGGCTGGTATGGGCATCGGGCCTATGCGGCGGCCTCGTTTTTAGTCAACGAAGAGGTCTTGTGTTATCTGGATGAAGATAACTATGCCGAACCGAATTTCATTGAGGCCTATCGGAAGGTCCTCAGTCCAGGTTCCTGGGCGTTTACCCTGCGGAACATCGTCACCCTCAAAGGTGAGTTCTTGTGCCCTGATAATTGCGAAAGCCTGGGTCCCAAGTATCCGATTGCGGGTACGGTCGATACCCATCATATTGATACCTCCTGTTTTGCAATACCGCGGGACATTGCGACCAAAGTTGGACATACCTGGTATGGGAAGTATGCGGCAGATCGACAATTTTTCGGGAATCTGCTTCACTACTTTCCGAATTGCCGAAGCACCAAACAACACACAGTCAATTATCGTCTCGGAGCCTCCTCAACTTCGCCGGCCTTACAATTCTTTGTCAACGGCAATCAGTATATGGCGTCACAACACGGAGACTCCCTACCATGGCACACATAGGACAAGCCAGGATTCCTCGAAAGGTGGTCCTGCCGTTTGGGTATGTCATTACGGTCAAGCAACTCAGCAATGGCGAATTCAATCGAAAGGACCATGGTTCCGACGGTCTCTGGTATGTGGATGGACGCACCATCTACATTCGGAAAAGTCTTCCCCTCAATAGAAAACGGTATATCCTCTTGCACGAATTAGGACATGCCTGGTTAGATTTTCAACATCATCATATCGATGATGGTCGTGCAAGCGCAGAATAACTCATACAAGGAGAACAAGGCATGTTTGGCACTCGGTTGATCGAAAAGAATAAGAAACCACAGAAGTTTCGGGACAACAAGGAACAGACGCAGGGCAGTAAAAAACCTAAACCCAATCGGGAACCTCGATACCAGGATACCCCATCGGAGTTTCACGATGATGATCGGAGCTATGAACATGAAAACCGTCGATGAACAGATCAGAGACCTGGTCGCCCAAATCGAAAAGAACGAAGGCAATATTGCCGTCCTCCAGAGTAAGTTGGTCGCCCTGATGCGCCAAAATCTCTCGTCCCTGGCAAAAGAGTCGACCAACGAGAGTAAAGCCGAGTTATTACAGGAATAAGATGGAACATTCCGGTATCCCTATTGTAGATTGCCGGGGCATGGTTTGTCCCTTCCCAATCCTCCACATTCGGCTCAGGATCAACGAACTCTCGCCAGGTGATGAATTGATCGCCTTCTGTGATGATCTCTCGTTTGAGGGCGATCTAGAGCGTTTTTGTCGGCTAGCCAGTCTATCCTGTACCGGAAAGATGAAAAATGAGGGATATACGGCGTATTCCTTTCTTCTGATAGAACCTATTCCCACGAATCACGAACATATCAATGATATCAATGACTTATAATAAGTAGTTGATTTTATTGCACTTCTGGAACATTATAATCCTCTAATCTCTCACTTTTTGCTTGCATTCTCTGTGCCCCTGTGTTACTATAACACTATAGAGATTGACGAGAATAACAAGGAGACTCAGAGTGATTAGAGAAGTGGCCACATTATGTTTAGCCCCCGTCCTGATGGCAGGATACATGGCCTCCACAGATTTCAAACAATCCAAGCACCAGAATACCGCGGGAAATGCCGCGATTGTCTCAGTGCAGACTTGTGACAAGGGTTGGGGAATCAATGCCAAAGCGACCACAAACGGTTTCTATGGCACCGAGTTACAATACGGCTTCAAGTTTGAGCCGAAGCCAGATTATAGTGTGACCTTGACGCCGAGATTCGGTGTCTCGTATGTCGATCATTCACAGATCGAATTGCCCCAGCGGACCCAGTTTGGTCTGGGCGGGCAAGTGAGCGTAGGATACAAAGATTTTCGCTTGGGTGTAGAGTTGTGGCATATGTCGAATGGAAAAGCCCTGGGTCTGAATACCGCTGATGGTCCGAATATCGGCATGAACATGGTCACGATTCAGACGGGTTGGGTGTTCTAATGTTTGCCTGGCTAGGATGGATTTTGTTGTGTGTGGTGTTGTATTATGAATGGGCCTGTGCGGAATCGGCTATCATACGGGCCTTCAAGGCCTTGGCCGCAGACCTCACAAGGATACTGAATCCATAACGGAGTAGAAGATGAGCGAACCACAGGCCTTTGAGGGCGACGAAAAGCCGAAAGGAAGCCAAGAATGAATTTACTGGATGAACCGATAGATCCGAGAGTACCGAGACCCACGCCTCCTGCTGATAGTCTCTGGTGGATGCACGAACATACCTTAGAAATTCTCAAGTGCTTGGAGCGCCTGCGAAAGGCGGACGCCACCACAGAGGAACGAGACCTGACCGTGGGATTCTTGGAATCGCATATGACGGCCTTGTGGTTGTCGCACGACAAATACCAGGAATTCTTACGCTGGATGAATGATCCAAAACAATCGGAAGATACCACAAACCGTGATGATTGGGACCCAGAGGAGTCTCTACTTCCTCAAGATGACTTGTTTGAGGATGAAGCCCAGGAAGACGGCGCATGAATTATTTTGTGATTATCAACGGGATCTTGTATGTCGCCGCCGCAGGGTTCTCCCTGTATCAAGGTCATGTGAAGTGGGCGGTGGTCTGGTTGTGCTATGGTGTCTCCGCCTTGGTCATGTGTACGATGGAAGGAAAAACATAATGGAAATCGGAATGGAATTTGTCATCGGTCTGGCCTTGATCGGGTGTATGGTACTCGCCATGGTGGCCCGCCTCGCGTTTACCACGGAATGGTACCGGAGATTCTGGCCCTTCACAGAGATCGGTTATCTCACGCACCAGGTCGAGAGCCTCAGTACATGGATCGACAGCCGCGAAAGGGTGATTGAGGATCTACGGTCCGAGTTGGCCCAGGCGGAACATCTTTGGCAGTCAGAAAAGAACCACCGTGCCTTGGTGCAGATAGCACTGGACTCGGCCCTATCTGATGCCCGACTGGAGGCCGCACGAGCCGATGAAGCAGAAGCCCTGACAGGTCTGCAACATGCCAAGGCAATGAAGCGCACAGCACCCAAGAAAGCCGTCACAAAGAAGAAGACTCAGTAGGATCAATCATATTACTCAAGGAGAACGAGATAATGCAAGTACGTGATGAACTGTTAGCCAACAAAGAAATAACCCGCGAAGAACTGAAGGCGCTGGTAGACGAATGGGTCCTCAACGGAGGCAAAATCAAACAGATTAAGCCCCATGATGCCTACTCGTTTGCGCCGCCCTCGGCCCAGCCTTCCATGTCCTCGAAAGGGTTACCCTGGAAGCCGGGAAACCTCAGTGCCAGGAAGTCGATCAAGACCTGGATTACAAACGGGCCACCAAAGAAAACGGCCAAGATCAAGGCCACAAAGAAAGCAAAGTGATCGCGTGATACACTACATTAAAAATGCGTTGGACCGTCGAAAGCGACGGCGCCAGGCCATTCGAATGCTGATGTATAGTGGTGTGATCCGTTCGGCGAGTCATGGTATTCGGTATGCCATGACACCCAAGGAACTGGTCCGCCTCATGGACGAGGATCGTGATACCGTAACCGTAAAAAAGACTTGACAAGTCGGCAGGAATGTGCTATACTTAACTTATGGTAGTCGTTTTATCTGTGTTATTCATTTAATGGAGGTTGTGGGATTATGTCCGGTACATTGCATAAGAAGTTGTCGGTGGCAGAACAAATTTTGGTGGTCCTCATGTCTGGTAGCCCGGCACCGCGTGTGGTGACCCATGCCGAATTGTTGATTACGCTGCAAGGGATTCTCGTCCCTGGGCGCATTCCGACCTATATGTGGGAACTCAAAAAGCGCGGTGCCCTCATTGTCAGGACTGGCGCCAAACAGAATGTGTCCTATACCCTGATGAATCGTGAAACGATGTTGTCCTATCTACAGGATCGTCGAAACGCGGGCGCCATTGTGCCTGATGTGACGGGGCTGACCGCGGCCGTCACGCCGGTCGTTGCGGCACCGCTGGTGACAGAAGCCGAACTCGCCGCAGTCTAATCACAAACATACCAAGACGGATACGGCCATCCGTATCCGTCAATAGGGCTAAATACACTGTATGGTCACAAACTCCTTCCAGCATACCGAGACCCGCGAGATTGTTGAATACACCTTTGCCAGTATTCAGGCGCAAACGGAGTGGCAATCCGCCAATCCCCAATACAGCGTGGTCTTCCTTGCCGCAACCAGAATTGGTGATCCCTTCCATCTGGGTGTGCAGAAGGTTCCTGATGATTTTCGTCATGGCATCCTTGAACCCATGAAACGCTTTTGGAAGAAAGCCACCTCCCACGATGGTCATACCAAAGTTGGGAACATCGAATCCCGCTCATACAAAGGTCGCCGAGAAATATAATGAAATCCGTGAGGCATTTTATTTCTAACATCGAAAGGTGGAACGCGCATGGCCAAACGCAAAACCCTCGATATCGTAGCGTCACCCCTCATCCTCCGACGAGTCAAGCCCCTCACGATCAATCAATCCGACACCTTCAAGGCCTTTCACAGAGGCGATCATCTCTTACTCCATGGTGTGGCAGGCACAGGCAAGACCTTTATTTCCTTGAATCTGGCCTTGATGATGACGCTCCCGACGCCAAGCCAGGTGATTCCGCTCTACGATAAAGTGATTATTGTGCGCTCGGTTGTACCCTCACGCGAAATTGGGTTCATGCCAGGCACCTTGAAAGAAAAGATTGCAGTCTATGAAGACCCCTATCGGGATATTTGTAATGATCTCCTGGAACGCGCTGATGCCTATGAACACCTCAAAGGTCGAGGAAGTTTGAAGTTTACGACCACCTCGTACCTTCGCGGGGTGACCTTCTCTGATGCGGTGATTGTGGTCGATGAAATGCAGAATATGTCCTATCATGAATTGCATACGATTATTACCCGCATAGGCAAGAACTGCCGGCTGATTTTCTGTGGTGATTATCGCCAATCGGATCTTCAGCGCCATGATGAACGCACAGGACTCGGACATTTTATGGAAATTCTTCGGGATATGGGAAAATTTTGCTGTATTGAATTCGGGACTCAGGACATTGTACGTGATGATCTGGTCAAAGATTTTCTGATTGCCGAAAATGCCTATCGGGAACGGTGTCCATTTTGAAGTATTTCCAACACGCGCCTCTGGGTGGATTATCCTATGACTTGATCCAAGAAAACTCAGGGCAGGGGCGCACCTACTTGACCCCGTCTGGTGCTCGCTATCCGTCCGTCTCAAGTGTCATGGGCAAGATCAACCAAGGGGCGATCATCGCCTGGAGAAAACGAGTCGGTACCGTGGAAGCCAACCGGGTCTCTACTGATGCGGCAGGCCGCGGGACCACCCTCCATAAAGTCTGTGAATCCTATCTGAATAACGATCTCAAGCCTGATGAAGAGTTAGGCGACCGCACCAATCAGTTATTCCAACAACTTCGTCCCTGGCTCGATCAGCATGTCCAGACCGTTCATGGTACCGAAGTACCCCTCTATTCCGATACCCTCAAGCTTGCTGGTACCTGTGATCTGATTGTGACGATTGATGGTATCATGACGGTCGTAGATTATAAGACCTCTGGTAAACCGAAACGCCGTGACTGGTGCCAGCATTATGTGTTACAATGCGCGGCCTATGCGTTGATGATCCATGAGCGCACAGGTCTCCGGGTGCCTCACGTGGCGATCCTCATTGCCGTCGAAGGTCAGACCCAGCCGACTATCATTTGCGAAAAGACTCGACCGCATCTTGACGAATTATATGAGGTACTCACCACCTATGGGGCACTCTCTTCGTAAAATCCTGTTAGGCATCACGCTGTTCGTGGGTTCTGTCAGTCTCCTCTATGGGGAGACCCATCAGGCCATCGCTCCGCCACCATTTGAACCCCATCCAGTCTTTGTCTCCCAGACCACCAAAACACACGATCTCGACTGTCTGACCCGCGCCATTTATTATGAAGCCGGACACGAAAGCGTAGCCGGAAAAGAGGCCGTGGCGCTGGTGATCGTGAATCGGGTCGTCAGTCGGCGATACCCCAATACCGTCTGTGGTGTGATCGCGCAATCCTTTGTGGTCAATGAGAAACGCATCTGCCAGTTTTCGTTTCATTGTGAGCCATCCCGAAAGGTCAATTTTAAGATCTGGCATGAATCACACGATCTTGCAAAAAGAGTCTTGACAAACACCTTCAGTCGTGCTATACTACTCAGAATAGGGAATGCAACCTACTTTCATGCCGTGTATGTGCATCCTCAGTGGTCCAAACAAAAGGTGTTTGTGACTGCGATAGATCATCATCTCTTTTACAAGGAGCCGTCATTATGAAGACCCCCAAGGGCGATTTTAGTATCAACAATCTCTCCGACGAGAAACGCGCCAAGATTTATCACGGCGTCAAGGAATGTGCAGGCGCCATGACGCGGGCTCGCGGTGAACGGGAATATGTCACAGAAACGGTCAAGAAGATCGTGGCAGAAACGGAAATCCCCAAGAAAATCTTCACGAAGCTGGTCAAAACCTTCTTCAAGCAGGATTTTGAGGCGGAAGTGGCCGATCATGAACTGTTTGAGCGTTTGTATATCAAGGTCACCACAGGATCAACGAAAGCATAATGCCTACCAACAAAGAGATATTCGATTTTTCTATCAAGGTCGAACAAACGGTCGTCGATCATGGGATGACGCATTTGGAGGCGATCCTCTATCTCTGTGAGCAAACAGGCTTGGAGATCGAGGTGGCCGCCCGTTTGGTCAGTGTGAGTCTCAAGGAGAAATTGGCGGCCAATGCTGAGGATATGAATCTGATGAAATCCAAGCATTTTCCGAAATTACCAATATAAATAGTCTCAATTCCCGTTTCATGTCATCAACCCAGGAGGTTTCTATGTTCAGAGGGGCAGGGATCAACTCTGCCCCTTTGTTTTCCTCTTGACAAACCCGCCCTATCATGCTATACTCTATCTAGATGTCGTTCAACCCCCAAGGAGATGTTATGGAACCGTTATCAATTCTTCTACTCGCCCTAGCCATACTGGTCGCCGCGATCCCTGTGATATTCCTGGCCCCTATTCTGTTGGCCATGGTGATCGTGTGCATCCTCCTGACTCTGGCCTCGGGGGTCTTTCTGTTCCTGGGGCTCTGGTACTTTATTTCATGGCCCTTCAAAGCCATCTATAGGTTACTCCATGACTGATATCCTCACCGTGAAGCCCGCGAACTATGATGGCTTTACCTTTCGGTATGATACGATCAACAAGAAGATGATCTTCCTGTATCTGGATGATCTCTCCAAAGACTATGGTGTGATCGTGACGCCCGATGATGTTCCCGAAGGGCGTGAACGGTATCACGTACTTTTAACGTCGGTCAAGAACAAAATCCCCCATATTGATGCACCATTCGTGTCCACTTTCATGGATGCGTTTGTCTATGCTGAAGGTGTGGCTCGCTCAGGGTTCTCCGGTGTCATGATTAAAGCCTCTGATTATGCCGCAGGCTATATGGCCTCCACCGTCCTGATGCTCATGAAATTGTACATGAAATTGTATATGGGGACCACTGGGTTTGTCTATACCACCGAAGAAGGAAAGATCCTGACCTATACCGGCAAAGATCCCTCCCTTCAATTACCGGAGCCACGCTGATGGATCGCCCAGCCATGATTGCCTTGCTCATTGTGATTCTCTGGATGGGTGCCACCTGTTATATGATCTGGAAGGGAAAAGATCGTGACTGAACTGGATTATGAGTGCCATATTACCATAGAACCTCTGAATCGTGATATGGATTTTATAGAAGGATGCGTGACCAGTGCCAAATGGCGCTATTCTAAAATCGATGGGGACCCAGACCTTGGTATCGGAACCCGTTGTTATGCCACACAACTCTATCATCATAAAGACACGGCCATTGCCCTGACCTGCATGATGGCAGAGTATTTCCAGGGCCTGGGATTCACGGTGATCCGATCCAAGGTAGAACAAGTGATTTTTGACACCAATAATGTAACACAGAAATAACACTTCGTTTACTCAGTTTTTACGCTGTCGCCCTTAAATAGATGTCGAAACAACATCTTATTCACAGGGGGACGGATGCTGAAGACTTCGTTAATTGTAGGCACTTTAACCGCGATCAGCATGGTCCTCGGGCTGAGTCTGTGCACCATGGCCCATGCAGGGCTGGATGATATTCTCTATGATAAAGGGACGATCACCAAAGAAGAATGGCTCAAATCTAAATCCGATCAAGAGAGACAAGAAGGCCTGATTAAAAGCGAAAAGGCCGCCAATCCCAAATGGTATGACAAAATCAGCCTCCGTGGTTATACCCAGTTCCGCTACAATGCCACATTAGACGATAAAAAACTCAACGATGAATATGATAGTTCTATCGGGGACAACAAAGGCTTTCTGATCCGCCGGGCCCGCCTGATCGTCTCAGGTGACGTTCATGAGCGGGTGTCTATGTATACCCAAATAGACCTCGCGGCCGCGCCTCCTGGTACGACCGGTACCGTGAATAATCAGAACTTTGCTCAAATCCGAGATGCCTATGTCGATTTCTGGTTGACACAGGACAAGGAATATCGTATCCGAGCAGGTATTACAAAAGTCCCCTATAGTTTTGATGTGCTACAATCCAGCCAGAACCGAGTCGCCTTTGATCGAAGTGATGCGTTGAATTCCGGCGTACCCAATGAGCGAGATACAGGTCTGTTCTTCTATTACACCCCTGTTGAGAAAAGAAAAGTCTTCAAGTACCTGGTCGACAGTGGCCTCAAAGGGTCCGGCGACTATGGCATCTTCGGTATCGGAGTCTACAACGGTCAATCCTTGAATGTCTCAGAAGCCAACGACAATAAGCATGTGGTCTTGCATAGTACCTATCCCTTTGAATTGCCGTATGGTCAAATCGTGCAAGTCGGCGTCGATGCCTACCGTGGGCTGATCAATGTTCCTGTCACACCAGGGACCAAGATTCCTGACGGTGGGAATATCAACGATGAACGCATTGGTACCCACTTTGTCCTGTATCCTCAACCGTTTGGTCTCCAAGCCGAATGGAACTGGGGCCGAGGACCAGAATACAATGCGACGACCAAGGCCGTGCAGGAAGGCTATCTCCAAGGTGGATATGTCCAGGCCATGTATAAGTATGACAATATCATGCCGTATGTGCGCTGGCAAGAATACCATGGCGGCAAGAAGAATCGTCCCAACTCACCATTCAATAGTGTGAATGAAACCGAACTCGGCGTCGAATACCAAATTAACAAGTCGCTTGAATTGACCGTGGCCTATGCCTGGATGAAACGGACGGATACCATCAATGCCCCCTATGACATCCACAACGGACAAGTGGCGCGATTTCAATTACAGTGGAATTATTGATCTATGAACAACCTCGATACCGCATTTTATTGGTATGTGGCCGCTTTGGTAGTGGCCACCATCTTTGCCATCTGTACCTACCAGATTGTGGTACCATAAGGTACCTAATCGGTAGACATAAAATACTGCTTGACATCTAGGTCCCAGTGTGTTATACTATTCAAGAGTCGAACAACACTTGAGTCGAGGATAATATGGAAAGACTTCAGTTACATGGGAAGGTTCCTATGTGTCGTCACTGTGGAATGCCTGGAGCCCATTATGTGGGCCCGTCTTTTGGGGAGTCGGGATTCTATATCTGCGAACCCAAATCCACCGATCACCTAGAAAGGAGTATCACCGAGCATGTTGAACGAGATGTATCTACACAATGAATCACGCTTCGTCCCGATGACGCCTGAGAGCCTGCGTGAACACCTCTCCCATGGTCGAGTCTCCGTGTCGTTTCATAAAAAGAACGGGGTCCTACGCCTGATGAACTGTACGACCCAGGGGAATATGATACCTGAGGCGTCAAGGCCCAAAGTGCCGGTACCGCTCCAAGAAGGTTCAATTGAAACCTTCAATCCCGGTCCTGCCAAGGACCCTCTGTTGTTCACGGTCTGGGATCTGGACCTGGGTGCCTGGAGAACATTCAAGTATGCGACCCTATTATCGGTCACCATAGAGCAACAACATAAGGAGGTCTCCCATGAATCCAACGACCCAGCGTAAACGAGAAGAAGCCCAACTCCGCCAGACAGAACGGAATCAGTTGACCCCGGCCCAACAGATCCAGCGGCTTGATGCCAGACCTGGCAAGTCCCTGCGCGAACGCCTTCGTTTGCAGAAACGCATTGCCAATGGATGATCGCGCCTATTTCCATTCCCTGTTGATCCAGGCTAAAGACCCCATGATGGTGGCCTTCTATACCAACATCATCGCACCCATGATTCTGGAAGAGACTTCGGTGGTCCATGTGGAGGATCTGATCGATGCCGGTTCTACCGTTTGATGCCTATCGCCTCTATATGGCCGTGAAGCTGCACATGACCTCGGATGCCTATGATATCGGCAAGTATGGGGATCATCCTCGCTCACTCACACCGGCGGCCTTTGAACGGAGACCTGATAAATGGTCCTTTGTCAAACTCTCAAAGATGTTTCAGTCTCAGGACCATTTGGTGCTCTTTTTGGCCTGTAATCATCTCTATGACTCACCCTATATTCGTGATCTCATTAATGTATCTGAACATAAGGATCATTTTCAGGCGCATCTCAAAGTCCGAGAATCCCTGGTGTATACCATCGAAAAGGATCTGCGGTATTTGTTAGATCGCTATACCACACCGATGGATATGCTCACGGTGACCTCTGGGGGATGGCCCGCCTTGGCCACAGAGGTCCAACACAAGCAGATCGATATTGAGACGGTGTGTGTCCTCGGTAACATCATGCAATTCTTGCCGATGTGGAAAACCCGTGTGACGGATACCATCATCTGGCCGACCTTCTATCGGCAACTCATTAAGTTTGCCTTCTTTGTCCCCTATGATGCCGCGATGATCTCGGCCCGTGTCGCGGCCCTGGTCGCCCAACACCAACAAGAAAACAGTTGACAGACACACAAAAATCTGTTATACTATATACAAGTGACAGATCACATAACACGATCTGAATTACACATTATATTTGGAGGTCTATATGGATTTTTCAGCACTCAAACGCAATCGTGGTTCTCTTGAAGAGGCCACAAAATTACTGGCATCCGGCAACAAGCCCAAGGTGCAATATGATCGTGATGACGAACGGATGTGGTATCCTGTCGTCGATAAGCCTGGGAATGGTTTTGCGACCATTCGTTTCCTTCCTGCCTCCCTCGGAGATGACTTGCCTTGGATTAGAAAATTTACCCATGCCTTCCAGAATGCGGGTGGACGATGGTTCATTGAGAACTGTCCGACCACATTGGATGGCGGTACCTGTCCGGTCTGTGAATTCAATAAGGCCCTCTGGGCGACCGATCTCAAGGTCAATCGTGAACTCGCCTCCAAGCAAAAGCGAAAGGTCGAGTATTTCATGAATGTCCTGGTCATCTCAGATCCCGCGACCCCCGCCAACGAAGGCACCGTCAGAATTTTCCGTTTTGGCGCCAAGATTTACGAAAAGATTCAAAACGCCATCAAGCCCATATTCCCCGATCAGGTCCCAATGACGCCCTATGATTTTTGGGAAGGTGCGAATTTCAAACTTCGTATCACCAAAGTGGAAGGGCAGAGAAACTATGGACAATCTGAGTTTGCTGCACCCTCGGCGATCTCGCAGAGTGAAGAAGAACTTGTGGCCCTGCACGCCAAGGAACATTGCTTGAAGGAATTGATTTCCCCAGACAAATTCAAGACCTATGAGGCCATCAAAGCCAATTGGGATCGCTATCTGGGATCAGGTCAAGTGGCCGTCGCGCAAGCCCCGCTGGCGGACCAAGTGAAAGCACCTGAACCGTTCCGTCCGACTCAGGCTCCGGCATCAGTCTTGGTGAAGGAATTGGAAGTGGGGTTGAAGGAGGCACCTGCGGTCGATGATGATAATTCAGAACTGGATTATTTCAAGTCCCTGGTGAAGTAGACTCATCCTCCATGTGAGGAAGCGAGCAATCGAAGCCGTTCTCTGGTAACAGGGAGCGGCTTCTGTGTTATGTGGCAAAGGCAGACGCATCTTGTCGTCGCAGAAAACTCGAATCAGTATTGCGTGTGGAACCCATTTTTTGTGACATCTGATTGGTAATATTCGTGGTCGGATTACTGTTCATCACCACTGGGGGCGATTGCGAGACCGAACCATCACCATTGATACTACGACTGGACACCTGTTCTCTGGATAGCGCATTGAGTTGATCGCCGCCAATTTTTGGAGGGACAGGCGACACGGTCGGTGAACTGCGTTCTTCTCTCTCAAACTTCTCCCACAGACCCTCGGAACCCAATTTACCGGCGGGCTCCTTGGCGGCCGCGACGGCCGCATCGACCATAGGAGTAGGAGTAGTAGGAGTAGTAGGAGTAGTAGTAGGAGTAGGAGAGGTACCAGCGATGGCCTCTTCCTTCTTGTCGGCATCCGCAACTTGGGTTGGTGATTGTTCTTTTCCTGAGATCCAGTTCCCGACTTGCTCCCGCACCGATGCCAATAACTCAGGCATCCGTTCTGCCCGTAGGGGATCAGTAAAGGGATCGGCCCCGTCATACACATCAGAATAGACTTCACGCGCAATGGCGGCAGGAATCGTCGCCAGACCAGCATAGGGTATCATACCCACCGCATTGAGTCCGGCACCGATCCAATCACCTTTGAGCAACGAGCCCACGGTCATCCCGGCACCGATCAAGGTACCAATACCTGGTACCAGAGAACCGGCGAGCTTTCCACCATATTTTTTCATCATGCCTGGCATCAGCTTGGTGACCAGGGAACCAATCGCTTTCTTCCCGCCTTTGGCCACGTTCGACACCACACCTGGCGCCTTGGTGATTGCCTCTGCGGCTTTGGGTGCGATGCCCCCGACTGCGGCGGCCGCTTTGGGTGCGATGCCTGCCATCGTCTTGATCGCAGAGACCGCTGCCTTTGTGGTCTCGATGGGATGGGCCAGGAATTTTCCTGCGGCCCCTGCCACGGATTTCAAGGCCTTAATAGGATGCCTGATGGCTTTCAATGCCAGACCACCCGCGGCCGCCGCCGCTCCACCGAGCCCCAAGGCCGATGACCCAAAGCGAGCGAGTCCACCGAAGATACCAGAGCCTTCATCCTTATGTCCGGCGCCTTTGCCCAGCATCGAGGCGATCAGACCATGCCTTCCGATCTGAGAAGGTGACTCATCAGGATGTCCTTGTCTTCCTGCCCGGTCCTGGGCCCTTTCTGCCTCTTCTAGGGCGTGTTTCTGCAAGGCGTCAGACTGCCGAAGCAGCTTGGCTTGTTCCTCTTCAAGATCCGCATCGTGTTGTTGATAGGCTTTATCCTCTGTGTGGCTCTTGGCTTGTTCCTCTTCAAGATCCGCATCGTGTTGTTGATAGGCTTTATCCTCTGTGTGGCTCAGGATCAATTGATTCTGAATATCTGCCAGAATCTTCTCTTGAGGGGCATTCATTTTATTGAATTGTCCCTTGGCATTACGACCGACATTGGCACCGAGCTTCTTGGCAATTGACGCGACCTGGAGATTGATGAGTCCCATGTACTTGAGCATATCCGCAAAGACACCTGAATTCTTCTCAGAACCGACCTGGCTCGGAGATTCCTGTGGTGTGGTATAGGGCGTCGGTGAGGTGTCCTGCTGCTGTTGTTCTGGGGAGAATGGTTCTGGTATGTCGGCAATGGAACGAACCTTGGTCGGATTCCGCCCCAAGGCCTTCCCGGCCAGGACGGTCGCTAATTTGGAGCCTGTCAGACGCTTGACGATCTGGACGGGATCAATGGCCTTCTTGAAGCGATCTTTCGCTTTTTCAGCGGAGACCCCGACGGCATCTTTGACTGAACCGCTGATCGAACCTCCGGTAGCGATACCATGAGCAATATTGTCGGCAAAGGAGCGCGTCTTCTTTTCGTCCCGCTGTTCTCGAAATTGACGAGACAACTCACGAATCGCGCCGGCAATATCGCGCCGAGTTTCTTTACCGAGATTGACGATGGGGGCTTTTGAATCATCCATTAGACTGTGCGCTTCCGTGGTGTGTGGTGTTTCTGTGCCTGTGCCTGTAAGGCGCGGGCGTCGGCTTCATCTTTCAAATAGGCTTGAAGTAACTGAATATACACATGCCGCTCCCAGGGTAATAAGGATTCTAATGCGTCAAGATCCCAGTGATGATGCTGGACCATCGCAAAATTCGTTTTATAGTAATTCATCAACGAATCGTGTGAGGTCCCTATGCGAAAAAAGATTCGAGCCCTTCGACCTCCAAGGATTCGGTATAGCCACACCCAGGACACTTGAACGGGATCGTGGTCCGAATTTTCGGAAAGGTCTCAAAAAAGTGATCAATACTCTCCACTTGTTTGGTATTCAATGATTCCAGAAACTCACGCAGTTCCGTCGGTGAGGCATCCTTTGCGGGATAGAATTTCTGGGCATCATAGACCGACTCAATACACGATTCGATCACCCGAAAGGCGTCCTCGGTACTCAAGGTCGCATTGATAAATTTCTTGAACGACTTGAACGAGGGATACCGCATAATCAACCCCACGGTCTCGTTGAGTGGAATCGTTTTGGAATGCCCTGCTCCAAAGGTCGGGACAATCCCCAACAAATCGACGGTATACTCCGAGACCACATCACAGGAACGTGACGTGGGCACCTCACCGACCTGAGCAAGCCCAGGGACCGAGATCACCTGATGGCACTGAAAACGGAGGTTCGCCGATTCCCCTACAGAACGGGCCCGAAGTTGCAGGAAGATTGCTTCGATGTCAAACATCGGTAACGTATCCAGTGGCACCGAGGTCTGCACACAATTCTTCACGACTTGCTCGACCGCGTCCATGATCGTATTGGCATCATTCGATTCTCGGGCCATGAGTAACAGCTTTTCTTCCCTGACCAGGAAGGGCCGATAGGTCACTTGCATCCCTGACGGACACAGATAGTCATATTGTGGAGTCACTAATTTCGGGAGCATCATTCACCTCATCATGTGATAGATTAGAAATTCGCCAGGATCGGATCATTCGTCCCGCCCGGTATCGTAATAGTACGCGGAGATTCCTTGAGCCCTGAATTGGCGCCACTGGTCGAACGCGGATTCGGCGCCGACATCGTATACCATTCATAGAAGAAGGCGACCTGGACCCGATGAGGGGAGTCATCGGCCCATGAGGTGGCCATCTGATTGATATTGACAGGATACGCATTCTTGATGAACATCAACAAGGACGGTTCCAGGGATGATCCCGCGGCGGCCGGCGTGGCCACTTGCCTGCCTCCAAATACATTGGGACCGAATTCGGGGAAAAATTCACTTCGTTCATCGACGGGTTGACCCGGCCGAGCATCCACCTGATATTGGGTAATCGTCATCGACACCTGGAAGGTGTTTTGATAGGCCAGGACATTCGAGCTAGAATCAAAGATGGTATCCATCCAGGCTTCCATGAATCGACGAATTTGAAGATCGGCCGTTTCGATAAAGGTCAGATTCAGTTCGGTATAGACGGATTGATAGGGCGTCCGATAGATGGGTCCATAGATTTTGATATCACTAGAGACGATTTGACGACCCGGTAATTCTCCAGACTCACACCGCAACTTCATGGTCTGTTCGATCCCGCCCCAACCCAGACCGCTCAGTGAGGGAGGCAGATCGATCCGCACATCCGAATGGGAATTCTTAGCGATGCCGTCATCTTTCATCTGGGACCAAAATTCATCGATACGTCCGGCCATGTTAGGTCTTCCTCTTCTGAATGATCTGCCGTGAATCGGCATAGACTTCTGACACCGTGGCACCGCGGAATGACGCCGTGGGGAGCAAGGCGGCGATATCCCACTGGGGCGCAGGCACTTCTAAAAAGCGAGATTTGATCTGAGAATAGAGATAGCGTTTCACGGCTGGGGTATGCTCATAGATCCGACCATGACTCTGAAGCACCCGATAGGAAATGCGGAGTCGGGTCCGCTCGTCATAGCGCCCAGGGGTCGTGAGCAAGACACTGAGTTTATTCATGAGGATCATTCTCGTCTTGACAGGCAAATAATGGAGATTCAGCGCCAGGAATCCATCGTGATACTGATCGATAGGAATCACCAACGGGAACCGATCAAAATAGGGCAATTCATCCTTGCCCAGGGCATCATACCGGAAAAAATACATGCGACCCACAAAAATGCGGGACTTCTGGGACTGACGATCCTGCATCAAGGTCATAGAGGTCACCTTGAGGGACGGAATCAAGGATAGGAGCCATTTCCGGGCGGCATCCGTCCGTTGGACCATGCCGGCATCCACTGATTGTTGTTGAATTCGTTGAAGTATCGAAGGCATATTAGGTCTTCAGTCCTGGAATATTCTTTTCGGTGATGACCATAAATGTCCATCCCTTGGCCAGACAAAATGCGTCACAGGCATCCCACTTCGCCCTATTTATGCTGTAGGTGGCCGCCTCTTGAAGAAATCGTCGTGAGGACCGTTGAGGGGCCGGTCTCAGCATGGTCTCTCGGTGCGGCTTAATCTCCCAGATAAATGTTTGTTCGCTGGTATCCTTTTTCCTCATATGCACCACAAAATCAGGGAAGTACCGATGTGGCCGTTTATCCACGGGACTCATATACGGTATCGGGAAGGATTCCGATCCCCACCAGAGCACCGAAGGGTGTTGATCGAGCCAGAGCATCACCCGTTTTTCCCAGGACGAGCGATAGCAGATGTTCCCGATCTCGCCTTGATACTTTTCGGGATGAATGGGGGTATAGCGACCTTGATAATATTTCATGGCACAGGGATTCCGATATAAATAACAACAGTCTGACTTTCACAAGGAGTATTTATGGCTGAGTTCACCGGTACCGAAGGACTCTTTTCCGCTGGCCGACAGTCCTTTGCGCCGATCAGCACAGGTCTCGTCAGTTCGCCCAATCCTGCCCCTGGTGCATTTGGCGCCCCGGCGATCACCGGCGCCTTTGATATCTCAAAGAAACCTATCACGGCCGTCAATACCACAGCCGAATATTACAAAGAGAGTCAGAAACAGGAGCCATTATCGGCGCTCGAACAATCATTTTTCGACTTCGATCAGATCCAATATCCCGCTGCGGGATTAGGAAGCCGCTATCCCCATTACATGACATTTTATTTCAATGTGGCCACCACGGCCTCCCGCTTCAATAAAGCCTATAAAGGCGTGAATCTCAATGAGAGCCTGAGTACGACCGGAAAAAAGAGCTTCTCCGTCTCCGCTGGTGTGGCAGGACTGACTGCGCGGGAAGTCAATAGTCGCGGGACCGGATCGGCCCAACCCATTAGCTCTGATGTCAAAGGGCAATATGCGTCCATCGACTTGTCGCGGGAAACGGTGCGGACCTCACATTCTATCCGACTGTATATGCCCGATACCCTGCAATGGAACTTTGCTCAACAATGGCGTGATCCCCATCTGTCTGATTCCGGTCGAGTCCAGGCCCTGGCCCCAGGCGTCCAACTCGCCGAAGGTGTGGCCACAGGCACAGGATCAGGTGCACTGGCGGGGGCCATTACGGCCGCCAAAACCGCAGGAGCGAAGTTTCTGGACGCGGCCACAGGGCTGCCCGACGGCCTGGTCCTCTCAAAATTAGGGTTTGCCGTCAATCCCATGATCGAAGTCTTGTATACCTCTCCTGATTTACGGACCTTTACACTGGAATTCAATTTTGCGCCTCGCTCCTATGACGAAGGGGTCGCCGTGCAGCGCATCATTCGGGCCTTCAAGTTTTTCGCGGCCCCTGAAGTACCCGATCAAGGTGGACTGGGATTTCTGATGATCCCACCAGGAGATATCGACATTGAATTTTCCATTAGCACACTGGGAAAAATTTCGACCTGTGTCCTCAGAAACATCGATCTTGATTATGCCCCCAATGGATTTGCTGCCTATCAAGAACCAGGCAATATCCGAGAAGGCATGCCCGTCAACATTCGGATGCGGCTCGAATTTACCGAAACAGAATACATCACCAAAGATTTGGTGTTGAAAGGCTACTAAGTCATGGCGTCTACTTATTTTGGTGACTTTCCTCTGATGACCTATACGCTCGATTCCACGGCCACCAGTGCGGATGATGTGGTCACCAACATCTTTCGCCGTGTGGCCTTTACGGAACTGTTGCTCCAGAATGCATCAAGCTTCTATCCCTATCAGATCAAGGAATCAGACACACCAGAAAGTATTGCCCATAAGTACTATGGCGATTCTCGGTATTTTTGGCTGGTCACCTTGGTAAACAATATCACCGATCCCGTCCTGGATTGGCCACTGAATTATCAAGATTTCAAAGCCATGATCCTCAACAAATACGGCAGCGTGGCCAATGCTCAACAACAATCGGGCCTGTATCTCCTGCAATTGAATAGCGTCAATTCCAACACCGAAGTGGCCTCCGCCTTGACCGTGATCGATCAAACGGCGTTTGAGTCACGGGGCCTTCAGGTCGTGCCCTATATCGATACCTTTACCAGAACGACCCTGGGTGCGGATTATCAAATCTTACCAGGTCATAATGTCAATCTGACTGATCCTATTGCGGGATTCGTGATTGCGAATAATGCGTTATCCACCACGGGATCTGGAGCGGCCTTACTGACACACGACATGCCGGCGAATCAATATATTGATGCCACAATCGGTCCTACGGCCAATGCCACAGGTCTCATTACCTTGGGGGTGCGAACAGGCATTACCCATGATAAACTGTCGGGATATTTCGCGGATATCTCCTGCAACGGCGCCAATGTGGTCCTCTACAAATATGAAGAATTTGATTGGATTGCCCAGACAGGCAAGACCGTCCTGACGAAATACGATTTCGCGGCCAATGCCACCGTGGCGATAGCGAATAACATGCAATACCGAGTCGCCGCCTATGGGAACTTGGTGACCCTCCATCTGAATGGCAATCTGATGATCCATGCCGTCGATAGCTCTAGCATGATCACCGGGACCAAAGGGATGATCGGACTCCAAACGAAAACCTCGATCACGACTCTGACGGTCGGACCTGATGGCAGCCTGGGAAGACAAGAAGATTTCCAGCGAGGCATGATCGGGCAGAACCCCGAAGACCATCAAAAGACGCAATCACCCTCGACCGATTATCGCTACTGGAATGACAACTCCCATATCCTCGATGCCGCCCCGTCTGGAATCTTTGTGTCGGGATCTGGTAGCACGCCATTGGTCACCATCCATTCCGGCGGTTCCTATGGGTTTGTCACCGCCAATGTCCCACAGCCGAGTACCGGCGATCACAGCATCACCGTGACCGTGGGTGCCATGATTACGGCCAATCCTGCCTATATCCAGGTCGCCGTGAGAGGCACGGCCGATAATGTCGGGAATCACTGGACCGGCTATGATTATCAGATCACCTCAAACGGTTCATTTTCGCTACAGCGTTCGGTCAATGCCAATACGACGGCCGGCGGTAATGTGTATGTCTTTTCAGGCAATAGTAGCCCATTCGGTTCGCTGTCCCCCGGTACACAACTCGGTGTGGTCGCACAAGGCTCGGCGATTTCGTATTATCGCAACGGCATCCTGGAAGCGTCCTATGTTGATCCTACCCCGCTGAGTGGCACCACCTGTGGGTTTGGCCTGCGCCATGGGGTCGGCGGCGCGACCACGCTGCAATATCATCTTACGAATGTCACGATGGCAGGGATTCTGGCGAATAGTGTCTATCAACAGCCCACCCAGAGCAATGCGCTGGTCCCACAAGCCACCGAAGTGAATGGGCGAGTCTATTCGTTCCCCGATCACACCACGGTGACCACGACGGTGACGACCGGAAGCCTGAGTGCCTATGATGTCGAAGTCCTCAAGAACGACAAAAAGCGACACATCAAATTACTCAAGAAGGATTATCTCCTCCAAGCCCGAGCACAACTCGCACGATTGACAGGAAACTAAACGAGTATGGCCCTCAATCCTATTGGTCTCAGCCGCCCTGGGGCCTATCAAATCACGCAACTCTATCTGATCTCGTCCTCAGGTCGTGTGGTCGATATCACAGGTATCTGGAAAGAAATTTCCATCTATGAGGACCTGTTCGGCAACACCCTATCGGGTTCGATTCTGATTAATGATTCCCACAATCTCATCAACGAAGTGCCCATCCTGGGATCGGAATATCTGATGATCTCCTTCGAGAAGTCCACCCAGGATGTGGTCTTCAAGAAAACATTTCGAGTCTATAAACTCGGAGATCGTATCTATGAAACGGGCACCAATGAAAGCTATATCCTCTATTTTACCTCAGAGGAAGCTCTGCTCAATGAACAACTGCGTCTGTCCAAGGCCTATGTCATTCGCCCGGTATCGAGCATGGTGGAGGATATCTGTCTGAAGGAACTCCTGATTCCTCAGGCGCGTCTCTCTGTGGAACCGACGGATTTTCCGACCTCGTTGATTGTCGCCACATGGAAACCGTTTCAAACCTTGAATTGGTTTGCTGAAATTGCCATTTCTAACGCGGTCCTCTCGGCCTCGTTTCTCTTCTATGAAAACCGATTGGGGTATCACTTCAAGGCCGTGGAAACGCTATTCCGGGCCGAGTCGATCCTGGATATCAATATGGGACCTCGGAATCTTGGTCGACAGCGCACACCGACGACCTCCAATGATCCCAAGAAACAACTCGACAATGTGATGCAATACGAACAGCCTCATGGGTGTGATGAATTCCAACTCATTGCTCTGGGGGCCTATGCCAGTCACATGACCGTCGTGGACCTGGATACCCAATCCCAATCGGATGTGAGTCTGAGTGTGGATCAACAATTTCCTGCGACCGGGAGAGGGAACACCTATACCCCATTCCAACGCCTCAAGAATCGTTTTGATCTGGCGCCCCAAGAGATGCCGGGATCGTTCTATCGGATCATGCCGGCCGGAACAGAAATCCATCGGAACCTCCTTCAACGCCGGATGTATTTGGCGGGGCTACATAATCATAGAGTCCGTGTGGTCCTTCCTGGGAATCTGACCCTGACCGTGGGTGCCGTGGTGACCCTCCATTATCCGGCCGCCATACTGAATACCGATGCCGAGAAAATCCTGGATGAGACCTATTCCGGTAAGTATATGCTCACCTCGATTCAACATAAGATAGATCGTGAAAAATATGTCTGTCTCTGCGAACTCATGAAGGAATCACGGATGACCGTCCTCCCGGCACCGGATCAACAAGTCCAACAATTAGGAAAAGAATAATCATGCGTGACATTGAGGCAGGACAACTCGGTCTGTCAGGATTCAAGTGGTTTATTGGTGTGGTCGAAGATCGACAGGACCCAGAAAAACGGAATCGTGTGCGGGTCAGGGTCATCGGCGATCATACCGACGATAAAACCATGATTCCCACAGAGGCACTCCCCTGGGCCTTGACCATGTCGCCGCTCTCAGGTCCTGATGTCTTGAATGTCCATGAAGGTCACTTTGTGGTCGGATTCTATCTGGATGGGCCCTATTGCCAGAAGCCGTGCATCATGGGTCTGATACCGGGTGTCCCTGGCTCACGCATTCCCGCTGGTACAGGATTTTCTGATCCGCGCACCACCGCACAGCTTCAAGCCGCGCCGCGTCCCCCAAAGTCGTTGGATCAAAAGACCACAGGTGATCCGATCACAATTACCGAAGCCGATACCGCCTCACCCTATCCCTTGACCCTAGGCGAACCGAATCTCTCTCGTCTGGGACGGAACGACAAGATTACCGAGACCCTGATCCAACAGAAGAAAGATACCACCATTGCCTCTATTCCCACCGTCAAAGGTGGCACCTTCTCGGAACCCACAAGTCCCTATGCGGCGGTCTATCCGTATAATCATGTGACCGAAACGGAGTCGGGGCATGTCATTGAACTGGATGATACCCCAGGGGCCGAACGGGTACATATTTACCACAGATCCGGCACCTCTGACGAAATTCATCCCGATGGGACAAAAGTGTCACGGGTCCATGGTCCTCGCATCGAAATTTCATTGGTCAATCATAATATCTGTGTGTTTGGAGACTATCAACTGACCGTGAAAAAAGATTTGAATGTGCATGTCCTGGGCAACTATAATCTTCAGGTGGCCGGACAGACTTCCCTCAAATCCACAGGTCCAATCCGAATGCAGAGTGGATCTGAAATGACCCTGTGGTCAGCCGGAATCATGGCCATCCAGGGGTCTCCGTTGACATTGAATCCTGGCATCCCGTTTCCATTAGGGCCGCCTGAGGCGCCGATTATCAAGTCCACAGCCGCGACACTCACACCTCCGAGCGAACGGGAACGCGCGGCCGCGGTTGAAGAGGCGGCCAAGACGACCACACCGCCTCCGTCAGACCCCAATGAAGCAGGCAATGTGGCACTCAAGGAACGGGTCGGGGCACGGCTCACCGATGCCGATCCCACCGCCATAGGCCCCGAAGCGGTGGCCCCCACCAATCTCCCTCCGCCACCTGATACCACACCTCAGAAGGTGCTGACCACTCTGGAAGGTGCGGATATCATGGTCAAGGCCTTGAACGCCGCAGGCATCCAGGATGCCACCCAACGGGCGATGATTTGGGGACAGTGCGCCCATGAATCTCAGAACTTTACCAAGCTGGTCGAAAATGACAACTATTCCAAAACGGGGCTGTTACGTGCTTGGCCGAGTTACTTTAAAGACGATCCGAATTCTCCCTATGATACCAGTAAGTTTCTTGGCCAACCTGATCTCATTCTGAATCGTGTCTATGCCGGAAAAGTGGGCAATAGTAAAGACGAAACGGTGGGTGATGGGTATAAATATCGAGGGAGAGGATTCATCCAATTGACCGGGAAGGCGAATTATGTCGCGGCCTCGAAGGCCGTGGGGCTGGATCTGGTCAATAATCCTGATGCCGCGTCACAAGCGGCCATTGCGGCCAAACTCGTCATCTGGTATTTCCGTGTCTATCACGGAGGCTATAAAGGCGACTATGGCAATATTATCAATGTCACCGAGTATGTGAATGGTAAACGAAACGGACTGGATGATCGAGACCGACGCTATCATATCGGACTTGAGAAACCAGTGGTCACGATCTATTCCACGACCCTGGTCTAACGCGAGGACGGTATGCCTGGTCTCTGTCGCATTACTGATTTATGTACGGGACACGATTTCTTCGCACCTCGTTCGCCCGTAGTCGGGAGCCCTGATGTGCTGTGCAACGGGGTCTCGGTCGTCCGAGTCGGCGATCCCTGGCAGATCCATGTACGCACGGTGCTGCCGTTTGACTTTCATGGGGCCAGTGGTCTGATCGGATCATCTACCGTGCTGTGTAATGGCCTGGGTCTGATGCGTGAAGGCGATTTTCTTGATTGTGAGTCTCGCGTACTCACCAGTAGTCCCGATGTCATCTGTGGAGGATAATCATGTCGTTTGGTATACCCGTTAGCATTCCCTCAATTCCTGGTTTGGCTGAAATCAAAGCGGCCACACTTCCTCCAATGGGAGAACGCGCCCAAGCCATGATCTCTGGTATCGCAGATCGTTCGACCATGTTCCAGAACCCCATGACCGCGTCCATTGGTGGGGCCAATCAAGCGGTCAATAACATTCAGGCCCAGTTACAAGCCATTCAAGCCGGGGTCACCAATCCGCTGATTACCACGACCGATGCGACCCAATTGTTGAACAGTGGCACCTTCTCGGACGTTCGCGCCTCCTTGAGTACCTTACTGAGTCACACCAATCGACTCTCTGGTATTGCTGAGGGTCAGGGCATTCATCTCCCTGGAATCGAAACGGTCTTGTCTATTGGAAAAAAGATGAATGATTATACGACCTTACTGGATGGCGCCTCAGGTTGCTTGTCAGTCATTGGGGGCATGACGGGTATCTTCAGTCAGGATGCCATCGGCTCCAAAACGAATGCGATAGGGGATGTGAGCAATCGGATTATCAATGGGGTGGCGTCGATCACCGAAGTGGCCCAATCCCTCTCCAACATGACCAATATTGCCAAAGGAATCTTCTCGGCCGATTCCACCTTTATGCAGCAATGTGTGGCCCAGATCAAGCAGGCTGCCCTGGCGCTGATGATCGATGCCTTGAGCCAAGATCCTTGTGCCAAATTTGTGTTCGAAACCGTGTCAAACCGTACCTCCCAGGGGAAAGGCATCCTGGATATCTTGAATAAACCAGGCTTTCCTAAGATCCAAGAATTTGGTGCCGGTGTCGGTAAGACTCTGGGCTTCTAACATAAATACAAGGTATTATGGCTACTAAGACGGCACCAATTTTCCAGGACATTGATCTCAATTTTACGCAACATCCTGTCAGGCATGATTTGATTCCCTTGACGGATATGGATGCCATTGTGGCCTCTGTACGGAATTTGACCAGTACCAATCATTATGAACGACCGTTCCATCCTGAAATTGGTTGCAATATCAGGAAGTTACTCTTTGAACCTCTGTCGCCATTTACGGCAGCCGATATCGCACGGTTTATCAGAGAGACCCTGACGAACTTTGAACCCCGGGTGCTCATCAAGCGCATCCTCTCCGAAGCTAATGCCGACAGAAATGGCTATATGGTCACCCTGGAATTCTATGTGAATGTCTCGGCACAACTCGTCTCCATTCAATTTTTGTTAGAGCGTATTCGTTAAAAACAGGAGCATCTCATGGCCGAACGTCTGAATATTACCGAATTAGATTTTGATGCCATCAAGCGAAATTTCAGAGAATTTCTGAAAGGTCAATCGACCTTTACGGATTATAACTTTGAAGGATCTGGCATGTCGGTGCTGCTGGACATTCTGGCCTATAATACCTTTTATAATGCGTACTATACCAACATGGTCGCCAATGAAATGTTCTTGGATACCTCCCTGGTCCCTGATGCGATTCGTTCTCATGCCAAATCCCTCAACTATGTCCCGTTGTCTCGGAGAAGTCCTGTGGCCATTGTGAATGTGGTCGTGACACCTCCAGGAGGCAATACGCAAGGGACCTTGACGTTGGATAGTTTCACCCAATTCCAATCAGAAGCCATCGATGGCATTAACTATACCTTTGTGAACTCTGAGGCCATCACCGCCTATAAAGAAAACAGCCAATTCACCTTCACAGGGGTGGAACTCAAGCAGGGCATTCCCCAATTGGCGACCTTTCTCTATGATAGTGGGACCAATGTCAAGAGAGAATTTATCTTGCCGAATGATGATATTGATACCTCCACCCTGGCGGTCCTTGTCCAGGAATCGGTGTCGAATACTCAGGTGAGTGTCTATACTCGATCATTGGATGCCACGTTGCTGGATGGGAACAGTGCAATCTATTTTCTCTCGACGGCACCCAACTCCCTCTATAAAGTGTCCTTTGGGGATGGGGTCATTGGTCGTGCCATCTCCAACGGCAACATTGTCCTGGCCGGCTATCTCTCGACCGACGGGGCCCCTGCGAATAAAGCCAACAACTTTGCCTCCCGTTCCATCGGAGGGTTCTCGAATGTGGTCGTGGTGCCTGTGTCATCGGCCTCTGCTGGTGCCGAAGCGGAAACTGCTGATGATATCCGATTTCATGCCCCACTGGCCTATACCTCACAGGATCGGGCGGTGACCGCGAAGGACTATGAATTCCTCATTAAACAAGCGTATCCCAACATTCAATCCATTTCCGCCTGGGGTGGTGAAGAAAATGTGCCACCGGTGTTTGGTAAGGTGTTTATTGCCTATCAACTCAAGACCGATGCCCCGATCAATGATACCGAAAAACAGCGCATCATCGATGAAATCATTCGTCCCCTGTCGATGGTCACGGTGGAACCTGTGATCGTTGATCCAAATTATGTCTATCTCAAATTTATCAGTGCCGTGGATATCGACAAGAAATTGACGAATCTCTCGGCGGCCGATTTGACGGCGATGGTACGGGCCTCGATTGTGGATTATTGTACGGCCACCTTGAATCGTTTTGGTTCGGTCTTTGTGTCCTCGCGTCTTGAAGCCGCAGTCGATGCGTCCTCGCCGGCCATCATTGGATCAGATACGAGTTTCCGTATTGAAAAGCGATTCCTCCCAGTCCTGGGTGTGCTGGATTCCTATACCATCGCATTCTTGACGCCGATTCATCGCGGCGGCACCTCGACCGCCCTGACCACGACCGGATTTACCATGAATGATGATGCGGCCGTGCCGCGATTGTGTTATGTCGAAGAACTTCCCAATTCGTTCACCGGACTGGATGAAATCCAAGTGACCAACGGGGGCTATGGCTATCTGATCCCACCGACGGTCACGATTGACGGCGATGGACAAGGCGCCACCGCGGTGGCGACGATTGTGAATGGAAAAGTGACCACGGTGACCCTGACCAATCGTGGTATCAATTACACCAGTGCCCAGGTCCTCTTTTCGAGCGACTCAGGACAACAGGCAGGCGCATTGGCCGTGATCGGTGCCAAATTCGGGACCTTGCAGATTATCTATTATCAATCCTCTGCCCAGAAGGTCGTCCTTCGTTCGAATGCCGGGACGATTGACTATGAGACCGGAGAGGTCAACATTACGGATATCTGGCCTCTGACTGTGGAGGCGACCGATAATATGATCCGCGTCTCTGTGCAGCCTGATACCGGTATCATTTCGACCATTCGCAATCAACTCCTGTTCCTGGATACCGATGATGCCACTTCCATTCAAACGACCATACGGTTCCGTTAAGCCATGGCTATTGCGAACACCAAAACATTGATTTCCACTCTGGTCCGCAATCAGTTACCAGAATTCATACGAAACGATTACGACACTTTTGTGGCGTTCATCGAGGCCTATTATGAATTTCTGGAACTGCAAGGCGGCGCCATGAACACCTCCAAGAATCTGTTGGAGTATCTCAATGTTGAAACCACGCTGGATGCCTTTATTGAACATTTTCGGAAGCAGTATCTCACCCTGATCCCCACGGACGCGATTCCCGATAAGGCATGGCTCATCCAGCATATCAAGGAATTCTATCGGGCCCGCGGTACCGAAAAGGCGCTGCGATTCCTGTTTCGTCTCCTCTATAACGAAGAAATTGAAATCTTCTATCCCAAGCAATACATTCTGAAAGCCTCGGGCGGGAACTGGATCACCACCAAAACCATGTTCCTCGGTACCTCGTTGAATGTCTATGCCACAGGGGATGGTGTGACCACCAACTTTCGTGTGCTGGATACGCAGTTGGTCATCGGAAATATTCCGATCTATGTGGATGAGACCCTCCAGACCTCAGGGTATTTTATCTCCAACAATACCCCCTCACTGATCTTTACGGCACCTCCAACGGCCAATGCCAATATTCGCATGGTCTATGATGCGACCTCGGTGATCTCCGCGATCAATGATGGCACGATCATTGGTGTGGTGACCGGTGCCACCTCAGGGGCCACCGCGGTGACCGAAAAGGCCTCACTGATCTCGACTGGTGGCGCCATCATGATGGGTCTCGAAGTGTCCAATCTCTCATTGATTCCGTTTGCCCAACAAGAATCGGTCGTGCTTCGTTGGACCTATAATATTGATGCCCATCTCTTCCTGGAATTCCATACTGGCTTTGAGTCGTTTATTGCCTCCATTACCTTGATCGACGGAGGCGCCAGCTATAATGTCGCGGATGTCATCCCGATTACCGGTGGCGATCCCGTTGTCGCGGCGACGGCGATCATCGAGGAAGTCTATCAAGCCGTGATCACGAATATTACGATCATCAACGGAGGCTGTGGGGTCCAGTCTGGCCAAGGGGTCGTCATTACCTCCTCTCCGAATACAGGTCTGAACCTTGTGGTCTCTAGTGTGGATACCTCAGGCAATGTCCATCCCAATTCCTATGTGATTGTCAAGGATGTGATCTCCCTCTATCAGAATGTCATCATGTCCAATGTCAATTACTATTTTCAAAGTAACCCGGGAGCCAATCAGAATACGACCTTTGCCAATGCGTTTAGTACGCTGGTCTTTGGTGCCGCAGGTCCAGAACGTCTGGGTCCCATCACCGGAATTACGATTGTGTCCTCGACCCAGTCCTTTATCAGCTTGCCCACCTTTCGGGTGGATGCACCGATCATCATGGTCACAGGCAATACCGCTAACGCGGCGGTGGCCACGGCGAATGTCAGTCTGGGATATTTTGGTATAATGGGTCGCATGAATCTCATTACCGGAGGCAGTAACTATACCGTCGGAGACGAACTCAATTTCATAAACCAGGCAGGCATCGGTATTGGTATCGGGTGTGCCGGGGAAGTCACCGAAGTCCATTCGGCGAACAACGGCGTTCGATCCATCCGATTCATGCCCTCGCGCCTTGAAGGCACCGCGAACTGTAATGCCAACACGATTGTCACAGGCACAGGGACCACCTTCAATGTGGCCTTGTCGGTCGGTGATCAGGTCGAACTCAACAATGAAACCAGCTATGTGGCCTCCCTACAAAGTAATACCCAATTCACTGCCAATGTCGCGTTTACGCGAGTCACCACTGCTCGTCGCGTGGGCGTCTTTGGTCGCTATCCTATCGGTGGCATCAATTATCGCTCGGCGGCCCTCCCCACGATTACAATTACCTCAGCCGCGGGAACAGGCGCGAATATTCTCGCCGAAGCGGTGATTACCACAGCCGGCGCAGGTCTGATCCCTTCGGCACAATTTTCTCCAGGGCAGATCAAAAGCATTAAGCTGACCTCTCCTGGTTTGGGCTATGCCTCGACCCCCATTGTCGATCTGACCAATCTCGGTAATGGAAGGGCCACGGCCATCGCGGCGATCATCGAAAGCTTGCTGGTCTCCGAGGGATTCTTCAAAGATTCTGCGGGATTGCTCAGTTCAGATCGTAAGCTGCAAGGGCAAGAATACTACTATGAAAATTATGCCTATGTGGTGCGGACCCGTGTGGAATTGAACCGTTACAAGGAAGTGGTCAAGGCCTTGACCCATCCGGCTGGTTGTACCGTCTGGGGAGAACTCATGATCGACGAAGAGGTCTCAAAGTCCACATTCATGACGGTCCTGACCGCCAATGTTGAGCAATTTCTGTTATAAATAGAGCAGGACAATAAAGGAACTTTTATGGCCACCACGCTGACTCCTCGTACCTTGGGGTATGAACAAGCCTTCAATCTCGCCACCGCACTAGGGGCCAACGCCTCTGTCGTAGGTTATGTCACGATTGGTCGACATACCCCCTGGGCCAATGATGCCGCCCCTCCACAAGTCGTGGATAATGATGCGACCGTGGCCGATGCGTATTCCTATCTGCTCGGAGGCAAAATCATCACAGGGGCCGATCTGTTTCTGGTCATACCACGCATCACATGGACCTCGGCTGTGGTCTATACCGAATATGATGATCAATCGACTACACTGTTCAATTCGACCAATTCCATGTATGTCATCACGGCGACCAATGAAGTCTATAAATGTATTGATAATGCCAACAATGCCCCTTCGACCGTACAACCCAGCACGGCCTATGTGGTCAATAATGGATTCAGTTCTCCCTTGGGTGATGGCTATGTCTGGAAGTATCTCTATAAGGTGCCTGTCAGTTCAAAGTTTTCGACCACCTCCTGGATGCCTATTCCCTCAGATCAAAATGCGACCTATACCGGAACCGCAAATAATGCCGTCTCTGGCGCCATCTCTCAAGTGATCCTGACCTCTGGAGGCACGGGCTATGTGGCGAATACCACCAGGGTCGTCGTGTCTGGAGAAGGGACCAGCGCAAATGTCACGGCCACCGTGGCCAACGGGGTGATCACGGCCCTGAACTTGGTCAATCGAGGTTCTGGCTATCATGCAGGTCTGAATGTCTCCATCTTTGGTGCAGGCACAGGGGCCAACGTGCGCGTCATTGGTTCGCCCTATCGGGGTCATGCGTTCAATCCTGCCCGTGAACTGGGGGCCAATGCGTGTATGATCTCCGTCCAAATCGGCGCCACAGGGGATGCGACCGAGGGAGGAAAGATTACCTCAAATAACGAATTTCGTCAGATCGGCTTGGTCCTGAGACCCCATAAATATGCCACCAATGTCGCGGTGGTCTCGGCCAATGCAAACGTGGCGTTCTCCTTTTTGACACAGATCGTCGTGACCTCCGGTGCAGGTTACCTGGCCGATGAACTCGTCTATCAAGGAACGGATGCTGGCGCCAATGCGACCTTTACCGGGTATATCACTGATTTGTTTTCGAATGCCTTCAATGTCACGGCCATTCGTGGCGCTGCCAAGGTCGGATCAGCGATCATCGGAGTGACCTCAGGCACCAGTCGTATTCTGGTCAGTTCGACGCCACCCGATCTCGACCAAGACAGCGGATCAATGGTCTATCTTGAAAATCGGCTCCCTGTGACCCGAAGTGCCGCCCATGCCGAAAATGTCAAGCTGGTCGTAAAGTTCGCCTTTGCTTTGTGTTCTATCTTATTGAATCTTGTATAAATATAGGCATGTACTACATTTATCAGATACAAAATAAGTTAAACGACAAGAAATACATAGGGTTTACGACCCAGTTACCTACGGATCGTTGGATCGATCATAAATACTATGCGTTGAATAGTTTAAGAAAATCATTATTATATTCCGCAATAAAGAAATACGGGACAGAAAGCTTTTTATTGAGTGTGTTGTGCCAAGGAGAGGATCATCAGGCTGGACTGACATTGGCTGAGCCACTTCTCATTGAAGTGTTCAAACCTGAGTATAATATGACCAGGGGTGGTGATGGTTTACTCGATCCTAGTCCTGAGGTCAGAGACAAGCTCAGAAGATCGGCCATAAGACGAGGCCTCGGTCAAAACCAAACAGGAAACAACAATCATATGTTTGGTAAGAGATGGCATCATACCAAAGAATCCAAGGACAAGATAAGAACAGCGGCAACTGGTCGTATTCACTCAGAAGCCACAAAACAAAAAATGAGAGTCGCTAAATTGGGTAATCAAAATAGACTAGGAAAGAGGATATAATGGCCATAGACTTCGGGCAGAACCCATATTATGACGATTTTGATGCCACCAAGAACTTCTATCGTCTCCTGTTTCGTCCCAACTACGCCGTCCAGGCGCGAGAACTGACACAAATCCAGACATTGCTGCAAAATCAGGTCGCGGCCTTTGGTCGTCACATTTTCAAGGATGGATCACCTGTCTCGGGCGGGCAAACCCTTATTGAAATCAAGAACGTCTTTGCCTTGAACGTGGAGCCCACCTATCAAACCGTCGCTATCGATCTGGCCACCTTCAAGGGGAAGTTTATCACCTCTGTCGCCGGGAATGTGCGCGCCTATGTGGCCGCGACCGTCGATGCCACCAATACCGCGCCCCCATGTCTGATCATCAAGTATGTGACCGGAGAAGAATTCGACAACACCACATTCGGCCAAACCCTGACCACTGATACCGGAAATTTCAAGGCCAATGTGAATCTGGCCTCTGCGGTCTCCAATACCTCGATCTGCTCGATCAACGATGGCTATTTCTTTATCAACAATCTCTTTGTGCATTGCCCAGAACAGACGGTGGTCCTGGATGCCCATGCCAATACGCCGTCCTATCGTATCGGACTTCAATTGGATGAAACCGTCATCACAGAATCCCAAGATTCCTCGCTCCGTGATCCGGCATTGAATTCCAGCAACTATCAAGCCCCTGGCGCCACGCGCTATAACATGGAATTGACGCTGGCCAAGCGGTCCCTGGACAGTCAAGACGATTCGTTGTTTGTGGAATTGGTTCGGGTCGCTAATGGCGCCTTGATCAAAGCGATTACCTATCCGCAACTCTCTGATCTTGAACGGACCCTGGCTCGACGCACCAATGATCAATCAGGATCGTTTACGGTCAAGCAGTTCCGTCTGGCCTTGACCAATGATGCCACCTATGCCAATGCGTACACCATCCTGCTGGACCCAGGAAAAGCCTATGTCCAGGGATTTGAGCATGAAACCATCTCGACCCAGTCGATCAAGTCTGAGCGGGCCCGCGATGTCGCCAATGTGCGAAGCTATCCACTGTCAATGGACTTCAAGAATTATCTCTATGTGGCCAACACCCGCGGCTCACTCTATACCAAAACGCTGGAACCACTCACGATCCATTGCGTCTCTAATGCCTCGATCAATACCCTGACGACCACGACCTCAGGCGCCACCAAAATTGGTTCGCTCCGTGTCCGATCTGTGGAACATGAAGATTCGGTCAATACTGGCATCCATACCTTGTATGTGTTTGATGTGAACATTGCCAGTCGGACGGCCGTGTGTCAGGCTGGAGGCACCTCCAATACGATCATCCTGGATGCGGCGGCCGCGTCTCAGAACAATGCCTATGAGGGCATGCGTCTGCGTTTGGGTAGCACGGCCACCCAAAATCTTGAATCGGTGATTATCGCCACCTACAACGGCATCAACAAAACCGCCACGCTTGAAGCAGGAAAAACCTTTGCCAATACGCCTTCGACGGCGCGAACCTTTACCCTGGACTATGAATTTGCCGATGCGGAGTCGATTGTCGCAGGCAATCTCAATGCCATCTGGTCGAACTCCGATATCTATGCGCCCTATTCCAAACTCCCCTTGAAGGCGGATGTCTATCAGAGCGCCTATCTCTATGAAACCAATCTGAATCATTCCTTGTTCCCGCTTCCGAATGATTGGGTAGGCAACAACACCATCCTCGGTGGCGTGACCATGAGCAATACCAGCTATACGGGTCGTCAAACGCTTTCGCAGATCGCTGTGGCCGGTGTGATCTCATTTACCACCACAGCAGGAATCTTGTCCACGGTGGTCGGAACCCCCTTGTCGGTCTCTGATGCCTTCAAGAACATTCGTTGCGTCCTGACCAACGTGTCTGGTGGCACCTTGGGGAACAACTCGCTCATTATCTGGGATGGTTCCAACACGGTCACCGTGACTTCCGCGGCCACCCAATCGACCTATACGATCACGATTCCCAACTCATCAGCTTCCACCTTTGATGTGGATATCAAGGTCAACTTCCCAACGGCCGATACCACGGCGGGTATTCGCAAGTCGAAAATCTATCGCACGGCCAATCCGACCTACTTTGATGTGGCCACCCCCATTGTCACCATCGGCACCGGTATCGGTCTCCGTTCACAGAATACGAGCACCGGTGGACTTCAGCTTCACTTCTTGAACTCAGGCAATCTCAATGCCACCCAAACCCTAAAGCTCAGGACTCCGAATGCACCACAAAGTTTGTATGTGGCCGATGTGGTGAAACTCACGAAGGTGGTGGACTATGGTCTGCTCGCGGTCTCCCATTCGAATTTGGCCTCGGCCCTGGATATCACCTCGTCCTATACCCTGGATAACGGTCAGCGTGATAACGCCTATGAACATGCCTCGATTCGCTTGAAGCCAAACGGCACGCCTCCCAAGGGCAATGTCGTGGTCTATGCGGATTTCTACAATCATACAGGCACCGGCTATCTCAACGTGGATTCTTATCCGACCTCCAATGTGAATTATGCGGATATCTCCGTCTATACCTCACCGTTGACAGGCGAAGTGTTCAATCTCCGTGATTGCATCGATTTCCGCCCACGCCGCATCGATGCGAATACCACTGGGGAATATCAGGAAACCTATTTCCCGACCTCAGGTTCCATCTTTACCACAGATTTCTCGTATTATCTTCCTCGCATCGATAAAGTGATCTTGACGCGGGATAAAGAATTTATCGTACAAAAAGGTATTTCCTCGATCACGCCAATGGCACCAGCCGATTCTGCCGAAGGCATGACCCTCTATAAACTCACGCTGCCGGCCTATACCGCCAATACGAGTGATATTGATATCAAGTATATCGATCATCGTCGCTATACCATGAAGGACATTGGGGTCTTGGAACAGCGTATCCAGAATCTTGAATACTATACGTCATTGAACCTTCTGGAGAAATCCGCCCAGGCAACAGAACTCACTGATAATCTTGGATTTCCGCGTCCCAAGAACGGCATCATTGTGGATGCCTTCTCAGGTCATGGTATCGGGGATGTCTTGAACAAAGACCATGTCTGTGCTATTGATACGGATAATCGTGAACTGCGCCCTTCCTTTATTCCGCGCAAGTACGATCTGTCATTCCGCGGCTCCTCGTCCACGAATTTCCAACAGCGCGGGGATATCGTGACCTTGCCGTATTCCGAAGTCACCTTGGTCGATCAATCCTCGATTTCAAAGGCGATCAATGTCAATCCATTTAATACGGTCACCTTTCTAGGAAAAGTTCAACTCGATCCCGCATCAGATACCTGGGTCGATACGACTCAACAGCCCGATGTGTTAGTCAATACCGAAGGCGATAATGATGCTTGGGCCGCTCTGAGCGATTTGGTCGACAATTCTCCTCGCTTTGGTACCACCTGGAATTCATGGCAGACCAATTGGACTGGGGTGACCAAGCGAACGGAATCGGTGGCATGGCTACAAGACACAGGTCGTCGTATCCATCATGGCAGAGGTGTCGGGGTCCGTCCTATGACGACCACCCGCTTTATCGATGATATCACCACCAAACAGGTGCGTACAGGCATCACCACCTCCCTAGGTCCCACGACGATCACCACCTCCCTGGGTAATAAGGTCGTGGATATTTCTGTGGTCCCGTATATCCGCGCACAAGGTGTCCTCTTTACCTGCGGCGGATTCAGACCGAACACCCGCGTCTATGTCACCTTCGATAATCGCAATGTCGACCGATTCATCAATCTGACCAATGTGATCAAAGTCGCCAATGCCACGATCACCTATCGTGATGGCTATCAGCATGGAGAACAAGTCCGGGTCTGGGACCCAGCGAATTCTCGCTATACGGCCAATGCCACCGTGGTCTTCAATCGGAATGAAGGCACCTACTCCAACATCACGGTCGTCAATGTGGAATCCGCGAACTCCAATGCCTATGCCACTGAAGTCTATGTCTCTGGAGGTTCACGCTTTCTCCTAGGCAATACCAGTGGTGCCAATTCACAGATCACAGGCTATTGGCATCGTTCGGGTTCTGTATGGCTGGCCAATGCCAATTCGATCTTCCTGGCGCATGATGCACTAGGTTCAACCAACTTCGGCCCATCCTATGCCAATTTGACCAATCAGACGATCACGATTACCTCTGGACCAGGGGCCGGACAGACCGTGAAGTTCAATCGATTCAATCCGACCACAGGTGTGGTCACCTGTGGCGCCAATGCGTTCGGCGGTACGACCGGATACACGCTCCCAAATACCCAATCCACCTATACCATTGGTACCTCGTTTACGAGTGTCGCCGGGGTCGCCAATGTGTCTATGCTCATGACGGATTGGAGAGGGGAAGCGGCCGGTGTGTTCGCTATTCCTGATGTCACCAGCTTGGACACCATCCTCAAGCCTACGAAGCTGGATTATTCATTCCGAACTGGGGAACGGATATTCCGACTCTCAGATTCTCCAACAGGCGAACTCACGCAGTCCTATACCAATGGCGATGCCACCTATAGCGCCTCTGGCATCCTCCAATCCAGACAAGATACGATTCTCACGACCCGGACCCTTGATGTCATCCGTCAATCATTGACAGAATCGAGGGTCATCAACAGTTCTGTGGTCACCTCGTCACGAACGGTCCAAACAGGCTCCGCCTATTTTATTGATCCGCTGGCCCAGACCTTTACGGTGGATGCTCGCAATCATCCCAACGGCGTCATGACGACCAGTATCCGACTCCTATTCCGGGCAAAGGATGCCGCCATCCCGGTTCGGGTGCAGCTCCGCCCAGTGGTCAACGGATATCCCGATGCCGCGACCGTGATCCCCTATGCCGATGTGTTTGTGCCCGCCGATAAGGTGACCTTAGCCACCGAAGCGGCGATTGGGGCGCGTTACGCCAATACCAGCTTTACGAATCCCCTTTCAGATTCCACCCTCTATACGGAAATCATATGGGATGCCCCGGTCTATTTGTCCCCTGGTACGGATTATGCCGTGGTCATTATCACCAACTCTCAGAAATATGAAGTCTTTGTCTCTGAAGTGGGTAAGCAATTACTAGGCACCAATCGTTTGATCTCACAGCAGCCCTACTTGGGATCGTTATTCAAGTCTCAGAATTCTTCCACCTGGGAACCTATCCAGGCAGAAGACCTCTGCTTTAAGCTGTTGATTGCTGAATTTAATACCGCTGTGACAGCGAATGTGGAAATGGGTCTCACGACCCTGGGGGATCGGACGGCCAACTGGAGAATTACCTCCAATGTCGCGGTCGATGCCTTCCATGTGATGTCCTCCATCTTCATGCCATCGAATACGACCTTTGATTCCGTCTATCTGACCACACCATTGTCCACAGGGGTCATTGAGTCGGCGCATACCTTGCAGCTTGACGAGACCACCTTCTTTGATGATACCGTCGGCCGCCGTGTGTTGACGACCAATCCTGATAGTTTCAAAATTCGGGCGTTCTTGGGATCACGACACAAGGATGTCTCTCCAGTCCTGGATCAAGAACGGATGTCGATCATCACCATCGAGAATGTGATCAATAATCTTGGTTTGATCAATACCAGCTTTGTGGTTACGGATTCCAATTCGAATTTTAGTCCATCGAATGTGTCCGTGACCATCACCCCGAATGCGAACAGCTTGACGGTACCGACGGTCACCGCGAATGCCTTTGCGAATGTCGTGGCCAATGTGCTGACGAGTCTGACAGTGGATATCTCGGGCGCAGGCTATACGCTCACTCCGACCGTCACCGTGACGGGTGGTGGACCGACCGCCTCGGCGAACGTGGTCTGTCAAGGGGAAGATCAACCGAAGGGTGGACCAGCGACGGCGCGATATATCACGCGCAAAGTGACATTGGCGGATGGCATGGATGCTGGAGATTTCCGCGTCTACTTCTCGGCCTATCGTCCCACCAACGCGAATATCTATGTGTATTACAAAGTCTTGTCGGCCGATGATACGGATGTGTTTGACGATAAGCCGTATCAACTCATGACGGCCATCAATGGATACTCCTTCTTTTCGTTGGATCAAGCGGATTTCAAGGAATTTGTCTTTGCTCCTGGCGACGATAATCTGGCCGCGAACATCGTACAATATGGTGGTTATCAGACCTTTAAGTATTTTGCGATCAAATTGGTCATGACCTCCACGGATACCACAAAGGTACCGCGCATTCGGGATTTCCGAGTGGTGGCCGTACCTGCAATTCCATCAAACGGATAAGGGGAGGTGTCGGATGGCACGGAAATCGCAAGGGTTCGTTCATATTGAGAATCACACCAGTCTGGTGCGGGACATGTCCAACCAGGCCGTCCTAAATACAGATACAGAAGGGCAGTCTCGATACCGCAGTCTCTATGCCAAGCGCGTGTCGGAGATCAAGGAACACGGCGACACCAAGAAACGACTCCTGGATATTGAAGGCGAATTGGCCTCCATTAAAACGCTCATCGCAGAATTGACGCACTTAACTTCATCACACACAAAGATTGCATAAACCATGGCGATTAATCAGATCAGTACGACCAATACCTTCGGCGAACTTGTTACCTCGACCTCTGCGCTCGTCGCGGTGGCGAATAACCTCACCGACGGTCCTGTTTTTGTTGCCAATACCCAACTCCAACTACGGGCCCCAGGTACCTCACTCATTGTCAATAATAATGTGTCGATCCTCAATGTCCTGACCACGAACACGCTGGTGGTGACCGGTAACGTGACCACAGGGAATCTGAAAATCACGGCCCCTGGAGCGGCATTAGTGGTCTCCAATACCGGAACGTTCAGTAATATCATTGTGTCGAATACCTCCACCATGGGCACCGCGAACATCAATATCCTCACAGGGAATTGTCTCAATCAATTTGATACCTCAGGGCTCGCATTAGCGATGTCCCTCACCTTTGCGTAAGGAACTACTATGGCACTGACCACCACATTCAAATGCAATCTGAAAAATGATATTCTGACCACAGGGAATACGGTCTATGTGTGCCCTGCTGGCAATAGCGCCACCGTCATTGGATTCTCTATTGCCAATAAGACGGCGAATGTGATCACGGCCAATGTCTGGATTCGTCGCGGTTCAATTGATTACTTCACCTGTGCGAATGTCTCCATCTTTGGTGGTTCCTCGTTCACGCCCTATGGCGAACCACAAAAGCTTGTGCTGCAAGCCTCCGATTCTATTAACTGTTCGGTCTCGCTGGCCACATCGGCTGACGCGATCTGCTCTGTCTTAGAGGTCTACTAATGGCACTGACTAAAGTTTCCGGTGCGATGTTGGAAGAAAACTTCGTCATCAACACCCTCAATGCGCTCAATTTTCGGAATACCTTGGAAGCCAAGAATTATCCGACTTTGAATGCCGCGATCAACGCCGCCATTGTCAATGCAAATACCCTGGTGATCACCACCAATGTCCGACTCATGGCCAGTGTGATTGCCACTCCGAATATCGCTATTGAAGTCACGACCAGTGGGTTGATTACCCTGGATACCTCACGCGCCTTGACGGTCAATTGTTCCTTTACCGCTCCTCGTCAACGAGTCTTTATCGGTTCTGGTACTGTCGTGGGTCTCCAACGCGCCGTCAACCTGCATCCGGCCTGGTGGGGTGCCGTCGGTGATGGTGTCACAGATGATACCGCGGCCTTCGCCGCACTCGAAATCGCTCGTCCTGGTCATTTCATTGATCTTGGAAATTCCACATTCTCCGTGACGGCCGTGCCGATCAACGAAGATTATCGTAACGGAACATTCTTTGATGCCACAGCGAATACCACGCGCTATGTGGATGCGGGATTCTTTCAACCTGCGCCATGCTTTCATCCCTATGGTGGTCAGCTTCGCGCACTCAAAGAGGCCCTGGGCGATCCCCTCCAACAGATCGTGTCTATTGTCTTTATTGGAGATTCGATTACCTGGGGTAGTACGACTCCCCAAAGTGCCAATGTCAATTATCCGTCGAATCATGCAGGCATTCTCTCGGACTCACGCGATAATGAGTATTCCCCAAGTTATGTCAATGAGTTTCGTCGCTATATCGGAAGAGAATATGCCAACGGGAATACCTCTCAGGTGTCCTCGGTCGTCTATAATTGGGCGGCCGCTGGCGCCAACGGTAACGCCATCACGGAATACACGATCAACCAGGTCCTCTATCCCGCGGCCAATATCGCCAATGTCGAACCCTTTGTGTTCAAATCGAATGGCATCTCCATCTCCACACAGGTCGATCTCCCATTGGGAGACCTCTCCTATAGTGGCTTTCAGTGTCGTTATGGGGAATCCGATGGCAGCTTTGGTAGTAATGTCTCCATTGTCTTTGGGCCATTCACTGGGAATACCTTCAACCTGATCTATGCCGCCGAAGACACCACCTATATGGACTATACCATCTTTGCGAATGGCGTGAATGTCGCGGCGAATACGTTCGCCAGCGCGGCCTTCGGTGGGGATGCCGGGGTCGTGACGAATACGAATTACAACAAGCGGGTGCATAGCTTCTCCTATGTGAGAAATGCGTCGATTGAACTCCGGTCGCGCCGTCCTTCAGCGTCGAACACCAGAGTGATCCGAATCAATGCCATTGAAATCCCTAAGAAGATTCGTATCACCAATCAGGGGATCAGTGGGAGTGCGGTGCGGGTGTATCTGAATAATTGTCTCTCCGGTGCCTTTGCTCCTCCTCGGGCCATCGGCGTCCAGGATAATTTTGTCTTTATGCAGCTTGGTGTGAATGATCGTGCCTGGGTGGCAACGAATCCGAATGGTGTCTCTGGCATGCGTAAAAATCTTCAACCATTGACCAATGACATCAAAGCGAATTCCAATCTGATTATCATGGTGTCGCAACCTGTTGAGAATCAGGACAATACGGTCTATACCTTTTCACAACAAGAATTGCGGGATTCCCTGATGAAGGAAGCGAAACGGATCGGATCAGATTTTATTGATAACTATGCGGTGTTCCCGCGTGATAAAATGTCCTTTGATCTCTGGACCGTCGATGGACTCCATCCCAATGTCCTTGGACACGCTCGCATCTATCGGAATATCGTCGGTGCTCTAGAACAAGCATAAAGGAATACTATGGCCACAGGATTTATTGGTAACCAAAACGCCATTCGAAGCTACTCCGAGTACTTCTCAGGAGATAATGCCACCTTGGCGTTCCTGTTGAGCCAAGGCGGATACAACATCAATGGCGCCGTGTCGCTTCGAGTCAACATCTTTGGTGTCGCCCAGCCCCCATCCTCATTTGCGATATCAGGCAAGGCGCTCACCTTCTTTACGGCTCCTCCAACGGGAGTGTCGAACATTGAAGTCGTGCATATGGTGCCCTATCTCAATGAACTGAATCCACTCCAACAGTTTACCTTTGTGGATTCCATGACCACCTTGAATGTGGTCACCTTGACAGGCACCTCTCAGACATTCGCTCGGAGCAATACCTCCTCATTGAATGCGACCGCCGCCTATATTCAAAGTCTCGATGCCGTGAACTTCCGTGGTGCCATCGAGGCCAAAAATTATCCCACCTTGAATGCGGCGATTGCTGCGGCCACGACCAATGCCAATACCCTCTTCGTCACGTCCAATATGGCGCTCCAGGCCACCTCGACCGTCCCTCCAACGGTCCACTTGGTCTTTACCTCCAATGGTAGCGCCCTCTTATCGGCTGGCACGAATCTCTGGATTCAGGGTCCCCTCACCGCACCTCCAACCAAGAAGATTTTTGCAGGAACAGGAACCGCAAACGGATTCAATGCGGTTCCAGAAGCCTATACCGAGTGGTGGGGCGCGACCCGCGACGGTGTTTCCGATGATACGGTTGCCTTTGAATCCGCGATGGTGGCCTGTGCCAATACCACCACCCTGAAACTCCTCGCGGGCACCTACATCCTGAATGTCGCTAACTATACGATCTCTGAGTCCACGATTCGACTGTCAGGCCAGGGAGAGTCCTCCCGCGTGATGCTCCCCAATACTGGGGCCTTTAATGGCTCACTCTTTACGATCACCGGGACGAACATCATCGCTGCCTTTGATCACATTACCTTTGATCAGCAATCTCAGATTCAACTCGCAACGAGCGACAATCAAGGACTCCGATTTGAGGCCAAAGGCACCCTCACCAACACCTCAGGGTTGATCGTCGAGAGTTGCACCTTTCGGAATGGGTGTCTCACTGATATCGGGGTGCAGGGTGGTGACGCCGGCGCGAATACTGCCACCTTTGTCATCATTCGAGGAAATAAATTTTTGGGCGGCCAGGAAGGTACCAGTACCGCACACGACCCTCGCTCCGTCAATATCAGTACCCCATGCAATTATGTGATTGAAGGGAATTTCTTTGATCTGATGCGTGATCGGGTCGCCTACGGCCGTGCGGGTATCGTGACTTCTGACGGATGGGTCATTCTGGCGAACTCCGCCGTGAACACGAATGACACGATGAAGGGCGTCATTGTCGGTAACCATCTCAAGCGCATGGGCCGTTCGGAGATTAATAGTACCTTAGGTGCGATTGATCCATACAATTTCGGTATGGATGTGGTGATCGCGGATAATGTGGTCCTGGACAGCTTCGGTCGTGGGATTCAGATGAAGGCCGAGTGTCGTCGATGCTCGATCACTGGTAACCTGGTAGACGGACTGGCTAATGGTATTGGTGCGCTCATCGCCATCAATTCGAGTCCTGATTATATGGCCGGTGGCACCATTCTCATTCAAGGGAATGTCCTCGCCAACAATCCCTACGGCGATGGGTTGGTCTGTACTGGGGTCGGGGTACAAGAAGGCACAGGCATCACCTTTCAGTCTCGCGCCACCAGTGTCGCTATTCTGAATAATATCATCAAGGATGTGGCAGGCGCCGCCATCGATCAATCCTATCATTATGACATCCGGATACACGACAATACGATCAGTAACGCGAATTACGGCATCGATTCCTCAAACACACTCATCAGCTTATCGATTCAGGATAACAGCGTGATGAATTGTGTGGCCTATGGGATCGTTGTGGATTCCGCCACCAGAGCCACCGTCAGTGTCCGAGGGAACCAGGTGCGGGATATCTTCGGGAATGAAGGCATTGCCGTCCTGGCCGGCAAAGGCATCATCGTTACGGATAATTGGGTACAAAACACCAAGGAGATTGGTATCCAACTGACCAATACCTTTGATTATGGGATGATCAATGATAATTATATTGATACCACAGGCCTCCATGGCATCTGGACCTCGGCATCGAACCGGGTCGTCGTGCGGGATAACATCCTGGCGAATGTGACAGGCATCGGCATCTATTGTCAGGGAGGAAACTCCGCGGCGGCCACCATCGTGGTAAGCGGGAACCGTGTCGCACATGTCCAGGACGAAGGTATCCGAACGGACAGTTTCCAAACCATACAATGTGAAGATAATTTTGTGTTCAATGTCGGTACCGGTACGTCCTCCTCCGGTATCTATGCCCAAATCGTTGGTCAATCCGCCACCTATATCGGAAATCGCGTCACACAAACAGGCAGTGCCGGCATCACCACCACCTCTTCGAATGTGGGGGTAAAACTTCTCTTGCAAGGCAATCAGACAGACAATACCGTCAACTACGGTCTTCTGACCAATTCACCGAATGTGGCCGTCTGTATCCAAGGCAATCAAGTCGCCAATGTGAGTACATTGGGTCGTGGCATTTATGTGGCCGCCAATGTGGCCGGACAGATCACAGGGAACTGGTGTGATCCACTCACGGTCTCCACCCCATTTCATGAAACTGTCACGGATGGCTATCATTCTGTTGGATTGAATAGTTGGAATGCCACCCAGGGGTATGGCACGGCGGCTCCGACCTCAGGCATCTGGAAGAAGAATGATATCATCTGGAATACGAATGCCGCGGCATCAGGGAACATTGGATTTGTCTGCACGGTGGCTGGATCACCAGGCACCTGGAAAAACTTCGGTCCTATCGGCGCCTAAACGGGGATAAATATGGGTTATGTCACAAATCAATCCCATTTCCGAAACATTCGTTGGTACAGCGAACTCAGTCTATAATCTGCTCTATCCAGGGATCATCCAAGGTCCCTTCAGTTCCAACGTCTATGTCAATTCGGTCATTCAGACCGCGGTCACCGACTATAATATCCTTGCCAACACGCTGATTTTCTATACCGGAAAACCAGGTGCCAATATTGTCGTTCAGCATTATACCGATGATAATGCCTCGATCAATCTGACCAACCTGATCGAACTGTCCCTCAAAACATCCCCTGGAACCGGCGCAAACGGCTTTGGGGTGGTCAATGTCTCTGGTCAATCCAATGTCCTTGCTAATTCCACGAATAGTACCCTGACATTCATCAACGGCACAGGGATCGTCATCACGACCGATGGTCCTAATGCGTCATTAACGATTACGGCCACTGGGGGTTCGGCCATTGACCAGATTGCCCGTGATACCGCCAATGGAGCATTCCTCAAAGCGAATACCGCGAATGTCACGGCCGAAGCCGCGTTCGCCAAAGCCAATACTGCGAATACCACAGCCGATGCCGCGTTTGCCAAAGCGAATGTGGCGAATACCACAGCCGATGCGGGATTTGCCTTTGCGAACCTGGCCAACACACTGGCCCAATCGGCCTTCAACAAAGCCAACGGTGCTGTCCAAACAGGCTTTGTCACGATCAATATCGCCAACTCCCCCAATATCGTCGCCACAGGCAATGCGAACACCCTGACCTTCTTTGCGGGTGACGGGATCAGTCTGATAGGGAATAGTGTCCTCAATCGTATCAATGTGTCCTCCACCAGATTCCGCAATTCTGACTGGGTGAACAGAACGCCCTCCTCCAACGTGTCCTGGGAACAAGTCATCTGGGCTGATACACTGAATCTCTTTGTAGCCGTGAGTTCCAATAGTTCGGCGGTTCCAGGGAATCTCAGGGTCATGACTTCTCCCGAAGGCATCAACTGGACGGCCAGAGTCGCGGCCGAACAAGTAGTCTATACCGGCATTGGGTATAATGGCAATGTCCTGGTGGCCGTGGCGAGTTCCACCTTTGCGAATCAAGTGATGATCTCGGCCAATGCGGTGACCTGGCAATCCCTACCGGCGGCCGTGCCTGGCATCCAATGGCGTGATGTGACCTGGAACGGGAATATCTTTTGTGCGGTCGCCGCGACAGGTGTGGCCAACGGCGTCATGATCTCGACCGACGGCACCACATGGCTGACTCGCGTACCAGCGGCAGACTTGGCGTGGCGTTCAATTGTCTGGGCACCTGAACTGTCCCTCTTTGTGGCGGTCGGCACCTCAGGTGCTGGTAATCGTGTCATGACCTCCCCCGATGGGACGACCTGGACTTCTCAGACTTCGGCGGCCGATCTCAGTTGGATCGATGTGACCTGGAATGGCAAAATCTTCGTCGCCGTGGCCTTCTCAGGTACCAATAATCAAGTGATGACCTCTCCTGATGGGATTAACTGGACTTCTCGCTATACCCCAACGAGTACCCTCCAATGGACGGCCGTTCAATGGACGGGTACAGAATTTGTGGTCGTCGCCAATACCGGCACCGGTAATCGTATCATGACCTCCCCTGACGGGATCACTTGGACCGTCCGAGTCTCTCCAACAGACGCCGCCTGGAAGGGTCTGGCATGGAATGGTAAGGTCCTGGTCGCCGTAGGCACCGCAGGGAATAACGATCAGGTCATGACTTCGACCTATGATGATATCCTGATGGCAGGCGCAGGGATTACCCTGACAGCCAATAGTAAGGCCAACACACAAACCTTTAGTGTGGATGCCTCCAATGTCACGGTGGGTACATTAGCACTCGCCCGTGGAGGCACAGGCCTCTCCCTTGGCGCCGTCACGAATGGACAGATTCTTATTGGGAATACCGTGAATGGTGGATTCGATCTGGCCTTTGTCACGAATACAGGGACCGGTGGTATCATCGTCTCGAACGACAAAGGCATTATCAATCTGACCGCGAACCTGGTCTGGATACGCGGGAACATCTCCGCCACGACCCCTATCGTGTATACCCCAGGCACCGGGGTGATTACTCATGCGACCTCAGGCGTCTCGGCCACGATCTATGGAGGCGCCAATACGGTGTCTGTGGTGACCATCGATACCTTTGGACATATCACGCTGGCCGCGAATTCCGCCGTCAATAACCTCGATGCGTCAACAGTCATTACAGGTAACCTGGTCGTCGCTCGCGGAGGCACAGGACGTTCATTAGGCGCCATCACCAACGGCCAAATCCTCATCGGGAATACGGTGAATTCTGGATTCGATCTGGCGACAATTAGTAATACCGGGGCCGGTGGCATTATCGTGTCGAATGATAAAGGGATTATTAACCTGACGGCGAACTTGGTCTGGATACGCGGGAATATCTCGGCGACTGCCCCTGTGAACTATACCGCGGCTACTGGCGTCATTGCCCATGATGCCTCAGGTGTGACGGCGACGGGCTATGGTACCGCGAATTTGATTCCGACCTATGTGGTCAGCACCACAGGACATATCACCTCGGCCTTGAATGTGGAATCGACCATGTCGGCCACCATCCATCAACAAACCATGAGTCGGGTGTCATTAGGATTTTAAGATGTTGACTGTCAATCATTCACAAGAATCGATCAATCTCGAAACTCGCACGGCCGTGAGTATCGACTATCAGGTGTCGTATGTGGATCTCACCACGACCACATTTACTCCAGGTTCCACCCAGGGGAATATCAATGCCATTGCGAATACCGCGATTGTCCCTGGTCCAGGATCAGCCACATGCCGTCAGATTAAATATCTGTCATTGAGAAATAAGTCAGGCACCGCGAATACCACAGTGATCTTCAAAAAGAATACCGGTACCACAGACTTTCATATTACTTCTCCGATCTCGTTACGCGCCGGTGAAGGGGTGATCTACTCAGAACAGGGTGGATTTGAAGTGCTGAACTCGAATGGTGTGCCGTACTTGATTAGTGTCCAGGATGCGCCTGCGCCGTCCTTGACCTTTCCTGAGTGGTGTTCAGCAGGAGCATTGACGACTTCTAAGTCCCTGTTCTCCAATACGACCTGGGCGATGTATGTGGGAAAATCTCCCTGTGCGCTCGCGGGGGTCAACATCCGGTATAATGTCACCACGGCGGCCGCCACCATTACCTGGGCGGAGGCGGCGCTGGCCACAGGACAATTGATCGCCAATGGGAATTCCGCCTTAACGGTCGTAGGCACCACCGATATCTCTGGTGTCATTAACTCAATCGGATTGAAGACGACGAAGATTGTGGCCACCACTCCGATCCACGAATACGATGATCTCTGGGTGCTCATCGGCAATCAAGCCACAACGGTCGCCCAGATCAAACAAGGGACCACCATTGAGCATCATCAACAGGGGGTCATGTCGGCGAATGTCAACACACGGCCATCGACTATTTTGAACATTGCAACTGGCTTCCTCACAGAAAGCAATGCGGCAAGCAATTGTTGTAGCCTTATCTGTATTGGATATACCTAAGATGATCCTCCTCACCAACACCACAGAAACATTGAATGTCGATACCGTGACCGCCGGGAAGATCGATTATACCGCCTATTATGCGGATCATACGTCCACGACCTTCACGGCGAGTTCGAATCAAGGCACCGTCTCGTTGGCGACTTCCACGGCCTTTGTGGCCGCACCAGCGGCAAGTACCCAGCGACAAGTCAAAACCATTATTATTACGAATAGAGATACGAGTCCCACTGCCCAAACCGTCTTTGTGAAGAAATCCGTTGCAGGCACCGATACCTATTTGACCGCCAATACTCCACTCGGAACAGGAGAATCCCTCGAATACCTGGAGCGACGAGGATGGAAAGTCTTGAATCGTCAAGGCGCCGCCAAATATACCAGCGCCATTGCCGGACCCATCTCGACGGTGGCCCTGGGCCCTCAGGCCATTGCCATGGGTGTGACGACTCGGGCCCATTTGAATACGGCGTGCTGGGGCATGTATGTGGGAAAATCCCCTCGTTACCCTGTGACCCAACTGAACGTGCGCTGGAGGCTCACTGTGGCCGCTGTCGGGACGACCTGGGCAGAGATGGGGGTCTATGTCGGCACCTCACAACATGGCGCGAATGCCACTGGCACGATGGCCATGGTCCCTGCGCGATGTGTCGGATTTGCTGATGTCTCTGCGAATGTCGCCTTAGCGCAGGCCCATTATACCACAATCACGACCGGAACGGGATTCGCCATTCCTCCTGATGAGGATGTCTGGATTGTCTTTAATTCCGAATTTGCCACCTCTGGATGTACCATAATAGCCTCACACTATGACGATGTACTCAGTGGACTGGTAGCATTCATCACGGCCCAGTCCAGACGACCCTCTGTGGACCTCGGTCAGGCGGTAGGTCTCAATAGTCTCGGCACCCTATCCGTTCACCCCACATTTCAGGTCTATTGGTAACCGTATGATTTGTCTCAATCAAAATGAAACATTGAATGTGCAACAAGGAACCGCCGTCACGCTGGATGTGGTCGTGACCTATGCGGATCTGACGAGTACCACCTTTCTGGCCAATGGCAGTAACGTCAGCATTACCACCACGGCGAATACCACGATTCTCTCAGGCCCCGCGGCGAGCACCCAGCGGGAATTGAAATTCCTCTCGATTAGAAATCGTGATATCCTGACCACCAGTATCACACTCAAGAAGAATGTGGCCGCCGTGGAATATCTCCTGACCGCGCCGATTATTCTGAAAGCCGGAGAATCGATGCACTATACCGATCAAGCGGGATTCATTTTCTATGATTGGAACGGTCGAACGCATCTTGCGAATCCCTGTGGGGCCCAACAAGCCGGGGGCGTCTATTATCCTGTCTTGTATGGCGTCTTTGCATCGAATACCACCTCCACCAATCCTGTGGGTGCCCGTATCATCAGTTCGGGAGGAGAAACGGTGGCCACCTACATCGGGAGAGCCCCGAAGACCTCGAAGCGCGTCCTGGTGAAGTATCGGACCTGCAATAACTCGGTGTCGGCAACCTGGGGTGAACTCGCGGTGGCCACAGGCACCCCCATCATCGGCGCAGGAACGAATTTGACCGTCCTGGGGTTCAATGGAACGAATAATGCCATTGCCAACTCCTATGCCAGCGGTACCGCAGTACTCCAAGGGATCTACTCGAATTATATTGATCTCTCTCCGGGTCAGACCCTCCTGGAAGGTGATGATACCTGGATCTTGATTGGGAATTTGGGGACCACGGGCGCGAATATCCGTGTCACAGGAGTCCCTGACGATCTTCAGACCGGACTGTCCCTGTCTACGTTTACCAGGCCCTCGTTGAACATCGGGAAATCCGTGGCCTATGCCCTGGATACCGTAGCGAATGCCTCGCCCTATATCAGCGTGTCGTATACATAATACATAAATAAGGCATACACCAGGAGATTCTAGGCATGAGTACCTATGTGGAACTACAAATCGATCAAGGGGCCCAATTTATCACGACGATTTCGGTCTCGGATGTCACAGGCAACACCTCAAATCTTGTTGGCTATAGTGCCAATGCTCAGATTCGGCGGGTGTGGTCTTCGGCTACGTCCGTGCCATTTGGCATCGTCTTTACCGATGCGGCCAATGGCGTCATTACCATGTCTGTCTCGTCTGCCAATAGTGCCTTACTGACCCCAGGTCGGAACGTCTATGATGTCAAACTGACTGATCCCCTGGGTGAAGTTCGGCGAGTCTTTGAAGGTATTGTTGTTGTCAATCCATCGGTCTCAAGGTAAGCAATGCCAGATAATATCAAAATCACGATCCTCCCGGCGCCGGTCCAACAAGTCTCCATCAAGACTGATCCCGCTACTATTGTCCATACCGGACCAATTACCTCCATTAGTTCCAGTGGTAGCAGCGCCAATGCCTTTGGGGTTGTGAATGTCACTGGACAAAATAACATCACTGCCACGCTCACCTCGGATACCTTGCGAATGGTTCCCGGCGCAGGCATTCTTCTCTCGACTGATTCCCCAAATAACACACTGACCATTCAAGCCACCGGGGGATCATCCTTCGATCAATTTGCGCGGGATACGGCCAATGGAGCATACCTCAAAGCCAACACCGCGAATGTCACTGGGGAAGCCGCGTTCGCTAAAGCCAATGTCGCTAATACCACAGCCGATGCGTCTATAGTTTTTGGACAGGCAGCATTCACGAAAGCCAACACCGCGAAT